ATACAAACAAATAACAAACTTAAAACCTTTAGTATTCTTCTAGTATTCTTCTAGTATTCTTCTAGTATTCTTCTAGTATTCTTCTAGTATTCTTCTAGTATTCTTCTAGTATTCTTCTAGTATTCTTTAAGTAATTCTAATGCACTTAAAGAGTTTTTAAATACATAGTTTAGTCTGTTGTATTTGTGCAACGTTAAAACAACTTTAAGTTGACTCTTATCAAAAATTCATGCATAATTATATTTACACAGTGCAAACATCAAAGGAGAGAACTAATGGCTATGCCAATTAAAGCTGAAGCAGGAGAATCAATCTATACTGTGATTCGTCGTGCCATCAACATGGCTGATGCATACAAGATGGAATATGACATTCTACACAATGAGATTGTTGTACGTGTTTATCCAAGTAGCAATGAACGGGATGTGTTTGAGAAGTGGTTGCTGATGGGACAAATTGAGACACTGAAGAGGGGAATGGTATGCAAGTGATAGTTACTGAGGAATTGCTTAAAGCAATTGGAAGGGCAGTTGGAGACTTGAGAAGTGAAGCATCTAGGGTAAAGTGTTCAGAAAGTTATGAAAAGTTGGAAGAAGGTAGCCCTGTAAAAATCGTTGTCGATAAGGCTATTGAACAACGGTATCAAGATGCAGATTTGATTGTTGGGTGGCTTGAAAGAATTCAAAAATAAACCAAGGAATAACGAATAAAAATGATTAGCGATGAGACTAAAAGAGCACTTAAAAAGTGCTTGCAATTGAATGGATTTGATGCTAGTATTGTAGATGAGCTAGTTATTGAGAGGAAGACACTCAGGGATGACTTTGCTAAAGAGGCTATGGCATCGTTGATTAGGGTGTATGAATACCCTACAGTGGATGTGCAAAGGATTGCTAAAGCAGCCTACCAGCAAGCAGATAGGATGTTGATTGAGAGGGAGATTAGACATTAAGGAGGGATCATGACATTATACGAAATCATCAAGGCACTACAATCTACTGCTGGTTCTAAAGCCAAGAAAGCTATCCTAGAAGCTAACAAGGATAATACCTTGTTGAAAGAGTATTTGCAGGCTGTGTATGATCCTTCAATTAATTATTACATGACGAAGATTCCATCTTCAAAGAGTGGGGCAGGATACTGTGAACTAACTCGTGCATTGATTGATACGATTATCAAGCAAGTTGCAGAGCGCAAGATTACAGGTAAATATGCAAAAGATTTCATACTGGAACTTGTTGACTCGCTTTCTGCTGAAGGTCAAGAACTGTTAGGTTACATCATAGCTCGTGATATTCGGGCTAGCATTGCAGAGAAAACCCTTCTGTCTGTATGGCCTGATTTGTTCTTCATCCCGCCATACCAGCGGTGTGCAACGATGAAGCCAGATATCAAGGCTAAGTTTGCTGTATTGCCTTACTTCTTTGTGCAGAAGAAGGCAGACGGAAGTTTTGCATATGTCATAAAGCTGGCTGATGGCTCTCCTATGGCGATGACAAGGGCAGGTAGTGTCTACCCTACATGGGTAGCTAAAAACTCGCTGTAGGACTTCCTAGTGCGTCTGTGCTGATACAGGAAATGCTCGTCTACCGTGATGGTAAGTTGCTCTCTCGCAAGGAAGGGAATGGAATACTGAATTCCATCCTGCAGGGTGAAGAAGATGCACCAGCACCAGAAGATATTGAACTATTGCCGCAGGCATGGGATTTGCTTACGTTAGATGAGTTCATGGCAGGAAAATCACATGTTGAGTATGAGTTGCGTTGGGATGGTTTGTTGAATGCTGTAAAACGAGCTAATGAATTTGGTAACAGAGTGCAAGCGATTGAGCATACTGTAGTACATTCTCTTAAAGAAGCTTATGCTGTTTGCCAAAAGTACACTTCCAATAACGAAGAGGGTGCTATCTTTAAGAACCCTAGAGCAACATGGCGAGACAATAGCTCAGGTTCGAGTGATGAGGTAAAGGTGAAGGTTGTGTTTGAAGCTGACTACAAGATTACCGGCATCTATGAGGGTGAAGGTAAAGCTAGAGGGATGCTTGGTGGTGTTAGCATAGCTTCTTGTGACGACTTGATTCAATCTAATTGTGGTATAGGGTTTGATGATGCTACCCGTAAGAAGCTGTGGAGTCTTGGAGCAGATTATTTAGTTGGAAAAGTTGTTACTGTCTCAGCTAATGATATTATCAAGCGTGAAGGTAGAGAGACAGAATCTTTGTTCTTGCCAGTGTATTGTGAATTAAGGCTTGACAAGCATGTTGCTGACAGTTATGCTAGGTGTGTTGAGCAATTTAATGCTGCAAAGGAAGGTTTGAATGACTGCTGATGAAATAGTTATTGTATGGTATCTTGTTTCTGTTATAATCTGTTTTGCAATAGCTTCTATTGAAACTAGAAAGGAGGAAACAAATGGATGAGTACATTACTGTAAAAGTGAAGTGCTTAGATGGTCATCTGTTCAAGGTGAGTAATCCTTATACGGCAGGAATCGAATTCTTCGAGAAGTTGATACAGGAGAACAATGAATCATCTGACTATAAATCTCTTGGCTTTTTTCCGAATGTAGTTGATATTGAAGCTAGGGACAACTATAATGAAGCATGTTTGAAAGCGATTGATGCTTTGAATAAAGCATACCAAGAGTCGCAGCATTGACTACAGATGACATCAAGAAGCTTGAAAAGTTCCGCACTAAACATTGATTGAAATCAAAGCGGAATGCTGTAGAAGGTGTATAGTGGGAGGCATGGCATCACAGAAACATGGTGTCTAAGGGGAACTGGACTTATTAACCATTTACTAAGGAGAATGACTATGGCTACTAACACTGGAAACAAAGGCAACGGAAACAACGATGATCCGAAACAAGCTATCAATCCTCATGTGCTGGAAGCAATTCAAGCTCGTCTAGCGAAGGGTGAAGAGCCTCCTGCTGTTCCTAAAGAGGAAGAGCCAAAAGCTGAAGAGAAGCCTGAAGGGGCTACCGCTGAAGGTGAAGTTCCTGGTGCGGAAGAGCCTATTCCTGAGGAAACCAAAGGTGAAGCTGCTCCTAAGCGTAAAGGAGAGAAGAAGGAAGATGAACGCTTCCTTAAACTGTCCATGCAAACTTATGTAGATGCATTGGAGAAGGCTATGGGCTTCACCAAAGCTAGTATCACATTGGAGATGGCTGTTTGCATGTCAGTGTATGCTTCTTACGGTGAAGCTAGTTTAGCAGCGAAGAAAGAAGTAATGTTGGTGTATCAAAATGCTGGCTATGCCACTGCTACGCACAAGGATGCCGACTATAAAACTGTATCTCGTCGCCTGAATGCTGCAGCAGCGCTGTTTGATAAGATTGGTGTGGAACAGATTCAGGATATTACGGAAGGCACCAAGGAAGAAGAGCACATTCAAGCTATCGTCAACTTCCTTTCTACGGAATTTGATTTGAAGAGTTTGAATGCTGTATGGGCTGCAGCAGGTAGGCCAATCGTAGCTACATATGATTCGGACTATGATGAGCTTCCTGCTCGTCCTAAAAGGGGTGCAAGAGGTAGTGGTGTTCGTGTAGCTACATCTCTCTCTACTAGTGAACGTACAGCAAGTGGTGCTGTTCCACCCGGAACTCCTGGGACTGGTGGAGTGGATGAGCAAGGCAGGCCACTCACTAAGGAAGGGACAGTGGATCAGCGTATTAAGCCAGAAGGTGGTGAATCTCTTGCTACGCAAGTTGCTAAAGGTGAAATCAGCAAAGAAGAAGCTGATAAGATTGCTGGTAAGCAACCTGAAGAGAAGCCTGAAGAACAGCCATCCGAAGCTGACAAGCGTATGATGGAGCGTGTAGGTGGTGCTGTAGAAGCTGGCAGGGAAGAGCGTAAAGCTGAAGAGCCAGTGAAGCATAATAGGCGCAAGACTGATGCACCTGATGTTACGGTTATTGAGGTCGGTATGATACATGTTGCCATTCCTCATAATGCTCCTTATGAGGACATCATTGGTGTCATTACAGAGTTGATGGCGATTGCAAGCACAATGGAGCAAGCAGGGTTGGCAGAGAAGAAACCTGCTAAGAAAGGTGCTGGTAAGCGTGAGCCTGCATTGACTCATTAAGAGTCAAACACACTAAGAGGTTGTTGTTGGCTGTTGTTTGTTGGGGAGCAATCCTTTAGGATGAATCCTTTAGGGTGAATCTAGAGGTTGCTTTTTGGGGCTGTAGGAAAGACGTTGAACGTTAATTCTACAGCCTCTTTTTTCTTTGGAGAACTGGTATGCCGGATAAGAGAATCGTTGGTGGGGTCACTATTGCTGACTTTCTAACAGAGGATGAAATTATCAAAGCTCAACAGTTGTACAAGACTGACAGAGCCAACTTCCATGAGCGTTGCAGAGAAGAGATAATCAAACCTAACATGGATAGAATCGACAAAGCATTGGGGCAAAAGAATGATGCAGGGTATTTGGCCTATGCTGTTGAATATGTTATGAGTCAGCTTATTAAATAAGGAGGAATCATGATGAAGAAAACTATCGCACTTATTATTGCTATCACTGTTGTAGCTTGGGGTTTGTCTGGTTGTGGTGGAGGATCAGGAGAAGATCAGCAGGAAACACAAGCCACAACACAAGCGGCTATGACAGATCAGCAACAGAGAGATGTTAGTACAGCATTGGGGAATATTGCTACCCAATACCAGCAACAAGCTGATACGCTTAAGCGTAATTCTGCTGATAATCAGTTGTTGTTACATTAATCACTTCTTTAAAGGATGGTATGATGGGTACAGTGTATATCTTTGATGACTGCAAAGATGGTGTCTCTGTCTCTGCATTTCCTACGACTTCTGAAGAATATGAAACCAATCATATGACTATCAGAGTGAATGGCACTAACTCTGTGTCAGTGATGCTGAATGTTGTCCGAAATGTTCTACAGCAAACAGGTGTGGAAGTTGTGATGGAATAGTAGCAAACAATCTAAATTACTTATTGACAAGGGCTATTGTGCGAAAGTACAATAGCCCTATTGTTTTATAAGGAGGGAAACATGAACATCAGCGAGACTATCAAAGCCTTGGAAGGTTTGAAAGCCAAACATGGGGATGTAGAAGTTACGATTTGGCAGTATGCAGGAGGAACGGATAACCTATGCAACATCTCTCCTGTATTTGATGAAGAAATGAAATGTGTTATTCTTGATACTACTTACATTGAAGGAGTGTGGCGATGAGAGTGTATGTTTTTAAGAGTGAGATGTACGGTTCAATAGCTGTAGCAGATAAATCGTTTGAAGCAGCTATGAATAAAGTCAAAGCGGATTGGTACAGCGACTTCTTTGAATATGATTTCACTGTACAAATGGTGGATTCTACGTCTGGAATTTATACGAAGCCTATCAAGGAGGAAAATCATGTCTAAAACACTAAACACAAGCATAACGATTTCCAGACCGCAGAACTACAACGGTGATAAATACATCGAGATTACTTTGAATGATAAAGTATCAGGTATTCAATTCGCGTCTACTAAACTGAGTCTTGAAGACTTTGCAGAAGCCCTTACAGGTTTGGCGTATGTTGAATGCACTACTAAAGTGATGGGTTTGGAGCATGTTGGAAAGAGAAAGGAAAGGGAGAGTGCATCTATCTTCATGTCTAATGAAGAATATGAAAAGGTTGTTGAAGGGTTGCCGTTTATTCGACATAAAGAAGCTTTAGCAGCATGGTTGCTTGCTAATCATAGCAGGGAAGGTTGGCATATGAATACCTATCTTGGCTCTCAGGGCAGCATTCAATACGTTGGTGGTGGTAAGAAGTTGAAGTTGAATATCGATTACTACCGTTATGTTTGAATTTCTCATTTATGAGAAAAATTATTTAAGGAAATTTAGTTGAAGAAATTTGTAGTTGCGGCTATAATTGCTGCTATGTTTGTAGCACAACCTGTAGAAGCAGCAGCAAGCCGTAGTGCTGCTGTTATCAAAGAGTTTAAAGAACAGAGTGTATGCCCTTCAACGGGTTTTAAAGCTGTTAAGGGGAAATCTTCCAGTTATCGTTGCCCTGGGTATGTAGTTGATCATATGATACCTAGATGTGCTGGTGGTCCTGATGAATTGTACAATTTGGTCTACCAGAAATACGACAAGGAGAATTCCTTGAAGAAAGATACAGCAGAGAAACGGTTATGCAGTATGATGAAGAAAGCGGGAATTCAGTTTCAAGAATTAGATGAAGAAGATTAACCATAAGGAGAAATATGAATACAATGCAACAAGAGTTTGATGCTGTATGTGAACATTTGGTGAAGCAGGGACAGAAAGCATCTGATGGAAGTATTTGCCGTTACCGAGATGATAATGGGTTGATGTGTGCTGTTGGTTGTCGCATTCCTGAACATATTTACAAACTAGAAATGGAAGGTAGGGATGTGTATAATCTGAATGAACAATTTGGTAGAATTCTACCAAAAGAGATTGCAGAATACGAGCGCATGTTTGGTGCTCTTCAATCTGTGCATGATATGGATAAGACATGGGAGAGCAAGGCAAACTTGAAATCAGGATTAACTCGTGTTGCTAACACTTTTAAATTGTCTATTCCAGAGTGTGTTCAATCATTGCCGGATGTAGAATGAATAATCTAACAGAACGTGAAGAACGTATTATTAGGTTCGCTGTATGGCGTTTCATGAACGATGCTTTTTCGCAAGCAATGTTCTATTCGCAGAAAGGTAGACACAGCGATGCTGAAGCTGCTAATTCCTTCGCTAAGGATGCAAAAGATGCGGAGGAATTACTTGCAAAGTTGGTGATCAAGACATGAGCGATCGGTGCAGGAATGAATACAAGCCCTACATCACCGACAAGGCAGAGTGGATTTATCCACATGAGAAGGCTCCACCAAAGGGTGTAAAACTAAACATCTTAACGGAAGGTGGAGTAGCTATCACTGGTGATTGGGCAGAGGGAGTAGGGTTTCTAGGTTGGCAATATCTTTTCAAACGTAACATGGAAAAGGAAGAAGTATACATTGCGTACATGAAGGAGCAAGGAAAGAGAATATGAAGTTCAGTTTTCAAGTATTTAAAGGAGTCCAAGCACACATGGTTCCTAGACAGGCTGAGTGAGGGCAATATTATTAGCTTGTGCATTGTTATTCACACCAATATCAACAGCATCTACACATACAGATGAGCAATGTTTAAGTTCCGCAATTTATTGGGAGGCAAGAGGGGAGTCTATAGCAGGTAAGAAAGCTGTAGCAGAAGTGGTTCTAAATCGTTCTAAAGCTGCTGGCTCATCAGTGTGTGCAGTGGTGAAAGCCAGTGGCCAATTCTCGTTTTGGCCCTGGAAGCGTATTAGAAAATTTGATAAAGAGATGCAAGAATTGTTGACAGAAGTGGATGAAAGCCCTACAATCTTGAACGATGAAAATTATTTATATTTCTACAGCAAATATCTAAAACCGTATTGGTCTAGGAAAATGAGTTGTAGGAGAATTGGCAACCATTTATTTTGTAAATCTAAGGAGAAGAAATGAAAGTTTTTATTTGGTATGTAGATAAGTGTTCTGACAACTATCATTCAGACGGTGGCGTTATCGTGTTTGCTAATACTGAGGAACGTGCAAGAGAGATTGCTAACGATAAAGATGGTTGCGAGATTCGTGATGACGAAATGCCGGAGGATGTTCGTGAGGCATCAGGTGAAGAGCGAGTTTTTATTTTCCCAAATGCAGGTTGCTGTTAAGGAGAATTAAATGAATTTTAAAGCAGGGCAGAAAGTGAGGTGTATTGATGCTGCAGATTATCCAAGGGATGATACGCTCACTGAAGGTAAGGTGTATGAGGTTATTAAACTTGTCGGTGGATTCGACATACAAATCATTGGTGATCATGGAAAGGAGGCTTGCTGCTTGGTGAATAGGTTTGAAGCTGTTGAAGAAGATTCTGTTGCACCACTCAAAGTAGATATTGAACGAGTGGGGAGTGTAGCAAAGGTGACTATCTGTGGTAATCTGACTAAAACACAGATTAATTCTATTCTAGAAGTTCTGTACGCATAAGGAAGTAAATGAAATTTCTTAAAAACCTATTGTTGAATATCCGAATCATTCTATCTCCTAACCAATGGATACAGATTTATCCACAAAGCAAACCTTGGGATAAGGAGTTGAATGAGTTTTGGCAAATTATTCCAAGGAGAGTAAGTGAGCAGTAAAGTAACAGTAATTGGTAAGCATGGAGTTAGTGCAACAATTCTAGCAGACTCCATTTCCCCGCAAGGGATTCGTCTGACAACGATGGAGATTGAATACCCAAGGATTATTCTAGCCGAGTTGAACACTCATGGGATGCTTTGTAAGAACTCTGCTAGTTCTCGTGCTATTCCCTTTGCTAAGATGGCAGAGCAGCTTAAGGGTAGACCGATTCGTTTTGGACAAGCGAATAAGGGTATGCAAGATAAAGGTGAAGATTTTGATGCTACTGTACTTAACAGTTACACACCTGAAGAGGCATGGGAAGCTGTGAAGAAAGATGCAATATTCTGGTCTAAAGCGTTCTTTAACGCAGGGTATCACAAACAAATTGGTAATCGCCTCACTGAACCGTTCCAGATGATGAAGACTGTTATTTCAGCTACAGAGTGGAATAACTTCTTTTGGCTACGTGATCATGAAGCTGCTGATCCGTCAATAGCGGAGTTGGCAAGCTGTATGAGAGTTGCTAGGGAAGAGTCTGAGCCACAACTGTTGTTTCCTGGTGAATATCATCTTCCGTACATTCAATTTTTCCGTGATGATTCTGGTGGAGCAATGTATGCCATCACTGATGACAATGGAAATCTTGAATGGCTTACAGCAGACCGAGCAAGGAAAGTGTCTGCTGCTCGTTGTGCTGCTGTTTCCTTTAGGAATACGGATTACACGCTTGAAAAGAGTTTGGAAGTGTATGAGAGACTTGTAGGAGATGAACGGAAACATGCATCAGCATTCCAGCATCAAGCTACACCGATGAAGGCAAGTGATTGGGATATCGACACTGACAATCCAATAAACCATGCGATGTTCCCTTGGTCTTGGGAAGACGGCATTAGTCATGTAGACCGTGAAGGGCAGTTATGGAGCGCACAATTCCGTGGCTGGATTATGTTTAGAAAATTGATTGCTGGTGAAAATATTTCTGGCTAATTGTTGACATAAAGCAAAAGCAGCGTTTATAATGCTGCTTAATTCACAAGGAGAAATAAATGAAAATTACTAAAGAAGCTGTAGATGTTTTGAAAGGTGCTCGTGACATCCTTTCTGGTTTTAATGCTTGGACTCGTGGCACGTATGCACGTAACAACAAAGGTGAAGATGTGTCATTGAATGATCCGCAAGCATGTCGTTTCTGCGCTGATGGTGCATTACGGAAAGCGGCAGGAGTGAATGAATATACTATGTATCCATATTTGTCACCAGCATATAGGCAAGCTAGGGAAATCTTGGAAGGTGTAATGGCAGATGGGTTTTGTGAGGAAATTCCTGATGTAAATGATAAGTCTACTACGAAGCATCAGCATGTATTGATGAGTTATGATCTTGCTATCCTGCAAGCAGAAGATATGTTGAAAGCACAACAGCGGAAAGCTAAAGCAAAGAAGTGAAACGCTATAAAGACATTTTCGTAGCCAAGGGCAGTATGTTGTTCTCTGCCCTAGAGAAGCGCGACAGTTCTTCAGGCAAGGTGAGAGAGGGTTATGAAAAGGAAGTAGCTAAAATTTATGCTGAAACCACTAAGAATTTCATAGCTCTCTACCCGTTAGAAGATAGAATTTATTTTGCAACAAAACACAAGGAGAATTCGGAATGAAAACATTGCAACAACAGCTTCAAAGCAGGATAAGTTTGCGTAGAAACAAAATCAGGCATTTTGAAGCAAGCATTGAAATGTTTAAATACTGTGGTTGCTATAATGAAGCTAAGTTATTTCGTGACATGGTTAAAAACTTAGCTAAAGAGCAAGTGTTGGACAAGAAGCTATACGCCTTCATACTTGAAGCTGAATACGATATTAAAACATTAGATTTGATGCTTGATACTATGTTTTGTTCTGCAGAAATTATTGAAACCCCAAGAGTGAATGCAACCACTATCACTGAGTTTCCAATTTTCTTTGGTGATGCCGATGAACGTAATTGATCACTTTGTAGTGGAAGTGCTTAGTGAGCCACGATTGATGAATGGCATGTGGTGGGTTAATGTCAAATCAGATGCTTGGGGCAGAGTTGGGGAAGACCTTCTCATGTTTTCTTCATACGAAGCAGCAAAACTAGTTGATGTAGGGTATAAGTACGAAGCATAACTAACAGGGAGAGACAATGAAGAATAATTATGATGGTGAGACAAAGAACTGCATAGGTCACGAAGTACAGGAGTTCATTCCCGGCAAAGGATGGACAAGAGTAAGTGAGCCAGGATTGACACGCTATAGGGCAGAAGCAGAGCTTGTATGCTTCAGGGCTGCAGACGATGGCAGTAGCGAGTATCGTGTTTATGAATCGTTGATATTTCATGGAGAGTTGGTGTAAAGGGTAAAATGGATGTAGCTGAAAGATATGGCATAGACCTATCCTACGAGCATAAAACTCAATGCCCCCGATGTGCTAGGAATGGCAGAGACACAGCAGGAAACAACCTGCATGTGTATGGACAAGATAGTGGAGCCTTTTGTTGGAGTTGTGACTACACAATTCCTTCTAAAGCACATAGGGAAGCGATGGGATGGGATGAACAAGATTTTGAAGAGGATGAGGTAGTGACCAGGGAAAGAATAACTGACGAACAAAACGAGCAAATCAAAAGTTATACCAGCTTCAAAGGGAAAGGCTATAGAGGTATTCGGGATGAAACTAATAAGTTTTTCGGTATCCGCTACGAGTACAGCGATGAAACTGGTGAACCAATTAAGCAATATGTACCAACAACGATTGACGGTAAATTAGCTGGCTATCGAACTAGAGTATTTCCTAAAGATTTCAGCAATCCCATTGGACAAGTTGGTAAAGAAACTGACATGATTGGAGAATTCCGATTCAAAAATCATAGTCGCACTGTCATCATCACTGGTGGTGAAACTAAGATGCTCAATACCTACCAAATGCTCAAGGATGATCTTGAGAGGCGTGGTAAAGGGGATTATGAAACTGTAGCAGTAGTGTGTTCTACGTTAGGTGAGAGTGGAGCATATAAGCAGGTACAATCACGGTATGAATTCTTCAATCAGTTCCAAAAGATTGTAATATGCATGGATGCTGATAAAGCTGGTGAAGAAGCTGCTGAGAAGATTGCTAGGGTATTGCCTAAAGGTCGTGTCTACATTATGAAGATGCGATACAAGGATGCTGATGACTTTGTGGAAGCAGGAAAAGAGAAAGAGTTTATTCAAGACTTTTGGAATGCAACAGCATACGTTCCAGCAGGGATTGTAGGTAGTGGTGAATTGCCTTCAAAGATTCGTGAAGAAGCGAACAGTGAGAAGATTTCGTTTCCTCCGTTCATGGCAAAGATTAACGAGATGACTGCTGGTGGTTTGAGTTTGGGTAAGATTTGTAATATCGGTGCTGCATCTGGAATCGGCAAGACAGTGTATGTCGATACGATAATCTACCATCTGGTTTTCAATTCTCCGCACCAAGTAGGTGTAGTATCGATGGAATTGAATGCTGGTCAGTACGGTTTGTCTATGTTGTCTAGACACATTGGCAGGAAGATTTCTAACATAGAAGATCGTCAAGAACGGCTTGAATTCTTGAACTCTGATTATGTGCGAGAGAAAGAGCAGGAACTATTCTACCGAGAAGATGGTAGTCATCGTTGGCATTTGGTTGATGATCGGGATGGCAGTATTGAAGATTTAAAATCTGTAGTTGAACAACTTGTGATTGGGTGTGGTTGTAAGGTGATTGTCCTTGATCCACTGCAGGACATATTGGACGGTCTTACGAATGAAGAACAAGCCATCTTCTTGAAGTGGCAGAAAGGGTTGATCAAATCTCACAACATCTCGTTTATTAACATCAACCACGTCCGTAAGAGTGGGGGTGGTGGGCAGCAGAACTCAAATGGTGGTATGATTTCGGAGGAAGATTTTGCTGGTTCTTCTACGATATTCAAATCAGCAGCTTTGAACATCTTATTGGTTAGAAACAAGATGGCTGAAGATCCTATTGAAAGAAACACCACTAGGGCATTCATCAGTAAGAATCGTGACAATGGTGTGACAGGACCAGCAGGAGAGTTCTTTTATGACAACGAAGATCATACGTTGTATGAAAAAGAAGAGTGGTTGGCAAAACAGCCGACAACTGAATTTTAATTAAGGAGAATAAGTATGACAGCATTAGAGTATTTGGATTACATCATTACAACTCATGGGATGTTCTTGATGGGTGAAACTGAGATTCCTATTCAAGTATCAGAACTACACTTTCTTAAACAATTGATTGAACGTGGTGTGTTGGCAAAAGGCGATGAAGCATGACAACTAAAGTGATAATTGAATACGCAAACCATCCTGTACGAATTGGCACTTATGACCCTGACACTGGAATGCAGGTTAATCCTCCGGTTATATTAACTGAGGGAAGATATGAAGTGTATGTTCATGCACATCATGCAGTGAATGTGGAAGAAATTCACACTGATGGTGAAGCATGACCCAACAAGAATCTTATGAACTTATTTCAAAGAAGTTGGAACAAGCAAAGAATCTGATTAATGAAGCTGTATCTATTTCAGAGCAACATGGTGTGGTATTCACTCTCCCTTGGGGTGGTGAAGGAACAAGTGAAGCAGGATTAGGAGCTACGTATGTACCAACTACAGCAAGTGAAAAAGATAAAGAATGGAATTCCAATTGGAATAGTTGGCGTAATTATGGTTGGATGCCATCTGCAGGTTCATGCTAAAAATTAGCATGTTAATAATTCTCATAAATGAGAAATTCTAAAGGAGAAAGAAGTGGTAAAGAAAACTGAAATTGGTGGTATTAATCTGTCTGAATTTCGTCGCCAGAGAGAGGCAGTGACACAAGCAGCTTTGGCTGAAGTTGCAAGCAGAGTTGAACAGATTCAAGAATTGCTGAAAGAGATTCAAGAGATTTCAGAGGCAACGGGAGTGTCTGTTAGTTTGTATGGATTGAAGAGTTCAATTAACGATATTGGAAGCGAGATTGACGAAGATTGGTATTCATCCTCTTACTCTTGTTGAGTAAGAGTCTGATTAAGGAGAAATAATGGAAGATATAGTTATAAATGGTGTAAGCATTAATGGGTTGAAGGCTCAACGTGAAGCAATCAAACAGGGAGCAGCACAATCCATTTCTGATGGAATTGAGAATGTGAAAGTGATTGTCAATAAGATTGTCGAATCGGATGAAGAAAATCCTATAGATGTTGATGCACTTGCTGTAGAAGCTTTTGATATTCTTGATCGTGTTGACCTTGTTAGTAGCGTTTCTGGTGTTGAGTATTATTTGCCGTACAATGAACCTTACGGATATAATGACGATGATACGCTCACTACGCAACTAGAAGAATGGTCAGATGAGAGTGATGTAAATATTTACAAAGGTAAGATTGGCAGGCTGTATGACCAATTAGGTGGGATGGAAACACAGTCTCGTTTGTGGAATTCTTCTTCGGTGCATTGTTAATGCGTACACTATTCGCAGCACTACTTGTAGCAACCGTGTTGTGCGGTTGCACTAAGAAAGCAGAATCAGTCAGCTATGTAAACAAAGAATTCGAAGTTGAGAAATTGTTTGAACATGATGGCTGTAAAGTGTATCGATTCTACGATGGTGGTTGGCAAAGGTATTACACCAATTGTAGCGGTTCAACACAATGGACTCAAAGTTGTGGGAAATCTTGCACTAGTCAAGAAGGTGTAACAGGAACTTAATTTAAAGGAGGTAGCTTTGGTAGTGATTGGAAGTGCAGCTTTGGCATATCATGTAATGGGAATTAAACCAAATGATTTAGACCTTATAGGCACGTATGAGGAAGCTGTTGAATTCCGTAAGCGATTCAAGGCTGTCTCTTTTTACCCTATCAACTCAGGTAAGTCCATCTTCATGCGGGATGCTGAAGGGAATATTTGTGAAATAGAGATTGCATGGCCTGGAAGCAGAGCAGAGAAGTTTGTTAAGTTTTTCTTTGAACATGACTTCAAACAAGAGGTTCCTGGTAATTTATACGATGCAGCATATTGGGTTGGCAGGGATTGGTATGTTCCATCGCTGGATGTTTTGTATTTGCTGAAATGCTCGCACAAATACCTTAAAGATAGCATCCATTTCAAGAAGACGATGGATGACATTATCTACATGCGGGATACGCTAGGTTGTAAGATTCGAGATGAGCATAAAGCATTTTATGAAGAAAGGATGAAGGATACTTACACAAATAAACTGCCTAAGTTGAATGTCAGTAAGAATGAGTTCTTTGATGCAGAGGCTACAGGTGTTCGCTATGAGTATATACACGATACTATCCATCTTGCAGTGAAACACTTGTCTAAACCGGCTTACGAGTTCTTTAAACCGGATACAAACGAAGTGTACTGCAGCAAGGAAATGTTCTTTGCTTGTGATGAATATATTCAGTTGCTATCAGGGTTAGAAGAAGCAATGGTGTTGGCGATTGAGAGAAGCCTTGTCCCGTTTCCGAACGGGAAAACCCCGAAACAGGCGTTCGACCTAGCATTGCAAAAGCTTGCATCGTCAATTAGCTCCGGTTGGTACAGAGAATTTGTGTGGGAAAACTACGATAGGATTCAATCGCTATACCATGATGACTACTTTGGGTGGTTCTTGGAAGGGGTTGAAAAAGGTGTTGTAAAGAAAGTAGTTGACAACAAGGAACAGAACCACTAACATTACATCTGTTCTAATTAACAAGGAGAATAACATGTCTAAACCACCTTTAGGCTTGCGTCCACGTTTCATTGTAGCTAAACTCCGTATTCAAGAGATTCTTGAAGCAATGCAACGTTATGTTGAAGCAGACAAAGCCATCCCTGATGAGTGGCGAACAGAGCTAATTGAATTGCATGATTGGTTGAATGATTTCTATGCTAAGGCATAATTCTCATAAATGAGAAATTCTTGGTGAAGCTGTTGACAGAAATAATAGACATCTATACAATGGCTTCATCGTCAACAAACAACGGAGAATGATATGCTTCAAAAGACTGCTTGGGAGTTGAGTTCTGATTGGTGGTGGGTTGGTACGTATGAGGCTGTCTTGAAGAATAAGGCATATGAGGATGCAACAGCACTGCGTAATTCTAAAAATCAAGATGTTGTTATGTTACGGAGAGTTGATGGTTTGGTTACTAGGGTGCGTTATGTATCACCAGATACGGTTATGGTACTGAAGCCAATCAAGCATGTTTAATTTATAAAATTTTGAAGCATAAACGAGAGGGCTTCTGCCCTCTTTTCATTAAGGAGAAAACGTGACGAAAATGAATCCAGAAGTAAAAGCAAAATGGCTTCAAGCATTGCGTAGTGGAGAGTACAAACAATGTGAAGGGAAACTCAAATCACAGTACGAAGATGGTACGTGTGCTTACTGTTGCTTGGGAGTATTGTCAGACATCCATGCTAAAGAGACAGAACAAGGAGATTGGGTTGACGGTGCTATATACAGAGATAGCACAGGAGACACAGAAATGGGTGTTTTGACTAAAGGTGTTCGTGTATGGGCAGGACTGTCAAAGTCGAACCCTGACGCACGTTCTTCATCTGTGGCTGAGTTAAACGATGGTGGTGTTTCGTTCGCACATTTGGCAGATATTATTGAAGAGCAATTCTAAGGAGAAACATGACTGACTATTATTTTGAAGGAAGGGATGCGTTTTATCGTGTAATGGATAAATGCCCTTACGAGCGTGGTACAGAAGCCTATTATGAGTGGTATAGAGGCTATGATGATGCGAATGAAGCGTATTCAGTAGATAATTTTATTCCTGAGTGGTATGGCTGAAAGGTGAATATGGATAATCCGTATTGGGAAGGTAGACATGCATTCTATGAAGCAGAGGAATGGAGTAGTGGTTGGCCTGATGAGGTATATGGATAAGGGAGATGTATGAGGTTAGTTTGGGATATTGAAAGTAGCGGATTGTTAGACCATACTTCAATCGACTATACTGCAAGCCCATATCAACTTCTTCCAAGCTTCAGAATTCACTGTATCGTAGCAAAGGATATTGACAGCAAGCAGAAGTACAAGTTTGTAGGGGATGAAGTGAAAACTAAGTTCCCTAGCTTGTTGGAGAAAGCCTCTGTATTGATTGCACATAACCAAATCAACTTTGACTTGCTGGCAATCAAACTTTACCTTGGCATTGATTACGAGATTGGTGAGACATGCACAGTCAGTGGCAGAGATGTAAATATCATTGATACGCTTGTTCTGTCTAAAGTGCTGAATCCCGATAGGTATGGTGGGCATAGTATTGATGCCTGGGGTGAACGTCTGAAGTTGGAAAAGATTGATTGGCGTAGTAAGGCAGTTGAGTTAGGTTTGATTGAACGTAATGCTCCAAAAGGGGCAGAGTTCTTGCAGTATCATCCTGAAATGTTAGTGTATAACGAGCGAGATGTTGATGTTAATGAACTCGTTTATAAGGCACTCGTTGAAGAGATGGGTGATTGGGATTGGGCAGGACCATTTACACTGGAGCAGCGAGTACAAGACATCATTACTAGGCAACAACATCGTGGTTTCAAATTCAACAAGGAGTTGGCAGAAGCTAACATACGTGATTTGGATACCAAGATGGAGGAAATACGGCAGATTGTAGAGCCGCTATTGCCACCTAAGCCAATGGGCGTAACAAAGTTAAAGCAGTACATCCCTGGTAAGGAACAGTTTAAAAAGAACAGTGAACCTAATGCCAATATTATCAAGTGGTGTGCGAAGCATGGTGGTACTGTAGATGAAAGAGAGGATGGCTATTACACAAAACTTTATGGTAAAGAGTACAAACTTCCGCTTCCACAAGAGCCAATCCAGACTCACGAAGCTGCAACTGTTAAAGATACAACGCATATAAAAGGATGGTTGGTTGAGTTGGGGTGGAAACCAACGCAGTATAAGGAACGAGATTTAACTTGTGACAGTAAGAAGAAAAAGCTCTCACGAGAGAAGTTTGTAGAAGCTGTTGAAAGGTATGTTGAACAAACGCTGAATAGTCCGTTTTGTAAAGACCGTTGTGCAGAGTTGGATGTAAGCCCTAAGAAACTGCGAGAAAAACTGTTAAAGCACGATTTAAAGCGACCTCTGAAGGTTTATACCAATCCGACTATCACGGTTGGAATGGAGAAAGAGATTGACCCTGCATTGCTGGAATTGGCTGATCAGTTTCCGCATGCCAAGTTGGTTTCTGAATATCTGACGTATGCGCACAGGCGAAACTCTATCCTTGGTGGTGGTGTTGATCCTGATGAGATAGATGACGATGACGAATGGGCAGGAAAGGGGTTTTTAGCCGCTGAGAGGATTTCTTTTGATGGAAGGATACCAACACCAGCAGACACTTGCGGAGCAGCTACAAGTCGTTTTAAGCACAGACTTTGCGCCAACATTCCAAGGGTTACAAGCCTTTATGGTCACAACATGAGGTCTATGTTTGGTGTTGATGTTGATGATGGGTTTTACCAGCTTGGCTATGACTTTGACTCACTTGAAGCTAAGATTGAGTCTCATTACGTTTATAGGTATGAGGGTGGTCCTGAGTATGGCGTATCACTGACAGCAGAGAAGCCGAACGACTGTCACAGCGTTTTAGCTAGAAAGATTACGGGAATTCTTGGAAGGGATTTCCCTAGATCAACTGCTAAAAATGTTAAGTACGGTTGCTCATATAATGCACAACCCGCACGAGTGGCTAAGACCGTTGGTTGTGATTTAGAGACAGGACAGATTATCTTTGATGCATTTTGGGAGCAAGCATTCCCATTAAAGCAACTCAAAGAGAATATGCAAAAGTATTGGGAGACTAGAGGCGAGAAGAAATTCTTGCTTGGAATTGATGGTAGGAAGTTACCTATCAGAGCGAAAGGCAATGTAATCAATACAGCATTCCAATCAGCAGGGGTTATTTGTGCTAAACGAGCTATGGTGATCCATGAACAGAAATTGAAAGATGTTGGATTGTATGTGGATTTCTTCAGGGATGACTGGTGTAATAAAGAGTTTTGCCAGCAACTCATAGCGTACCACGATGAGGCACAGTTGGAGGTTCGTAAGAGCATGGTGAAGTGGAAAAAGTTTGAATCTGAAGAAGAGTGTAAAGCGTTCAAATCTGACGATGGAAAGGTTTGGAGTGATCCAGTTCACACTGACAAGGGTTGGTTCAGGGGTTACTGTAAGGCAGGAGAACTAGCCACTGAAGCAGTTAGAGAAGCAGGGCAATACTACAAATTGAATGTAGAGTTATCTGCTGGTTATATGTTGGGAACAGATTGGGCTACTTGCCACTAACGAAAGGAATTATGTTTACATTTTTAACTAGACTATTTAAACAACCTTCTGGCTATAAAATACAACTAACTCATGGGTTCTTTGCAAGACGCCTTGCTAATGGTAAGTGGGTTCTAGAACGTACTGGTAAGTCGGGCAAAGCTGTTGACTTAGTTTCCAATGAGTTGTTCTATTGGGAGTATGGAAATCAATTTTACAAAGACTGTCTAGCTGACAGTTATGAAGAGGTTGAGCGTAAGTTTCTTGACATTCTAGCAAAACATGGAATCTGATGCTATCACCAAGACACGGTAAACCAAGAAATGACTATCTCAACTCATTAAAAAAGCCTAAGAGGGCAGATTACGAAAAGCTAGTACATGCTTGTGTAGATGCAATTGTGCAGGGTGAGAAAGATATTATTGTAGCCTTTGCATACACTCTGAAGTTCCCAAAGGATTTCCCCAAGGGGATTTTAGAGCGCAAGGAAGGGAACAATAATATCCATCGAATCAAGGCTAGGAAGCTTCTCATGTGGTTACATTCTAAGGGTTATACACCCATCACTGTTGCTGGCTTGAAGTATCAAGCAATGGAGCTAGGAAAAGTAACGAGTTTTCTAAATAAATTTGATCAAGATTTTGTTGACATAGAACAAGAGTTGATTGATAATGACGTTATTGAAACTGACGAAGGAGAAAACTGATGCACGTAGTCACTAAAGATGCAAACGAGAGCAGACTTGAATATCTTCTAAGAGTTGCAATAGAGTACATTAACGATAATCCATACTCTTTGATTTACTACGATGAAGCTGTTTGTGATGTTGGTTGTTTGGTAGATGAACTTAGATTGGAACTAGACACACTTAAGGGGTGTAATGGCACAATCAAAAACTCGTAGTTGGGCTGAAGCATGGATAAATATTGGAATAGGCTATTGCATCAACTTTGTAATGAATCTTGTTGTCTTTAGATCATTTGGTTATAACGTTAGTGTTGCAGATAACATTATGATTGGGCTTATCTTTACATTCGTAAGTGTGATTAGGCAGTATGCTATTCGTAGATGGTTTACAAAAGGAGATTGAATGGAACGTAAATGGTTTAGAAATGTAAGTGGTGAGTGTCCTGTACCTGCAGGTACGTTGATTGATGTTGAGTTTCGTGATCCTGTTGTGTTTCCTGCTGAGTATGGGTTGCCAGCTTTAAATGAATTCCAGCGCACAACTGCAGCGTATTGGGAACTGGAAGGGGCTAGTAATGATATTATTCGTTGGCGACATTCTGTAGGGGAAGATGGTTGGATTGTAAATGGTGGGGAGATTGAGTCTGCACCGCTGTACGATCAGACAACTACAGTTGAACTTAAACTAAGAAACGGAGAAACACGTATTGGAGAGGCATGTGTTTTTTATTGGGATCATAGGGATGATGACGATTATGATATTGTCAAATACCGTGAATACGTTGAGCCTGTAGTTGAAAACTTTGATATATGCTCTGATGAAATTTGTGCAGATGGGATACATCGCTGTAATGACAATGAAGATATTCATACCCTCATCATGAAAGTGAAAGTAGAGTGGGATGACGATGTTACTAAGTTGGTTGATCTAATCAAAGCACAAAGCACCGTGATTGAAATGTTGATGGAGAAGTTGGAGAATCAATGAGTAATATTATAGGTCTAGCTGGAAAAGCAAAATCAGGTAAAGATACTATAGCAAACTACCTGAAGCTACATTATCCATTTCAGTCAGTGGCATTTGCAGACCCTATTCGAGAAGGCATGAGGGCAATTCTAGGCTTGGAAGATCGTCATTTTGCTCATCCCGATAAGGAAGTGGTTATTCCTGAGTTTGGTAAGTCTCCAAGACAAATGATGCAAACTCTTGGAACAGAGTGGGGTAGGAATTGTGTCAATGATGATTTGTGGCTCATCCTGGCAAAGAAGAAGATTGATGCTTACCACAAATTAGGCTTCAATGTTGTCATCACTGATGTTCGCTTTGAGAATGAAGCAGACATGATCCGTAAAGCTGGTGGGGTGATTTGGCATATTGAACGGGGTGTAGCTGGAACACCACATGGACATGCAAGCGAAGCAGGGGTTCAGAAAGGGGCATTCGATTGGATCATCTCTAATAATGGTACGTTAGCCAGCTTGTACGGAACTGTTGACAGCATTTTGGAAAGGATGCATGGATGAGACAAAGCGATTTCACACAATTTTTAATTATGTTCTACATGTTTGAGGGATGGGCTAATGAAAACAGTACAAAACTTTTTACGTTGGAAGCGTTGGGTTTCAATCAGTCTAGAAAGGATGAGGGTTAAGGGACGATGACATCAAACAAGCAGATGTTAAACATGTCAATGTTTGCTAGTAAGGTGGATTATGATGCAGCAATGAGAAAACAACTACAGGAAGAAATGAATATGCAGAAACCAGTTGTACATTATTCTGAAGTAGGTTCTGTGAGTGTTGGCTTCAGAACGTTAGTAAAACCGATTGATCATTTTCATGGGTATGCAACAAATGGTGATTGGAATCTTACTTCTGAAGTTATCTCTTACGATGAGAAGACAGGGGAGTTGGAAACTCGCAACACTATTTACGTAAAACATGTTGACAGCAATCAATAATTAATTTACAATAACGTTTCACAACTAATAAGGAGAAGTATGACGGAAGCTGGCATAAATGACAAACAGAAAGCAATTTTGAAGTTTGCTGAAGAAGTAACTGCTATTGCAATTGAAAAAGAACTAGATTTTGATGTTATTTTCAACGGAATCACTATTGTTCTAACAGCATTTCTACTTGATTATTCCATTGATGAAGAAGGTCTAAATCTAGACGTAGTGGAAGAGTCACGAGATTTCTTTGTAAATGGCTTGGATAAATATATTCTGCAAGCTATAGAGAATGTTAAGGCTCTAGCTGAGAAAGCTAAAGAGGAATAAGAATTTCTCATAAATGAGAAAAATTCGTAAAGAATAACCTTCAACTTACGTTGAAGCTAACGGTGGGTTAATTCCAAGGAATTCCACCTTCGGTGGTGCAGCATCGTAAGCCAAATGGTCTGCCACAACTCCTAGCCGTGGCACTTGCTGCCACAAAACACAAATGCCCTTGAGGGTGTATTTAATAGAAAGGTAGTAATACAATGGCTGTACTTAATAATGTCGTTTTCTTTTACACTAAGATTCAGAGTCCTGTTCCTGCTTTCGTGAAAACGAATAGTGAGTTTGTAGTGGATTGTGTTGTTGATAAAGCCACTGCTAAGGCTTACTCAAAACAGTTCCAAAAGCAGAAAGCGAAAGAACTTGATAACGAAGAGTTCAAAGAGAAGTATAAGGTAGAGGAAGTGCCATTTCCTAAGCAAGATGAGCAATATATCATTAAGCTGAAGAAGAATCACATCAAAGACGGTAAGCAAACTCCTGACAAATACCGTCCACGAGTGCTTCAAGCAACTGAAGATGGGAATGTTGACATTACGTTTGAAAAACTTGTTGGTAATGGTTCTAAGGGTAGAGCTTCTTATCGTGTAACGGAAAATGACTTCGGTACTTTCGCGGAGTTGCAAGCAATCTTGGTTGAAGACCTTGTTGAATACGGTGGTGGTAGTGTCACTAGTGACTTTGGTGATGTGAAGCTGAAAGATGTTCCTGCTAATCAGAAAGTGGTGAACAAGCAAGGTGAATCTGAAGAAGCAGAGGAAGAAGAGAAGCCTGCTAAAGCTGCCCCTAAGAAGCCGAATAAAGCTAAGGCTCCTGCGGTGGAAGACGAGGATGAATCGGAAGACTTGCCTTTTAACTGAGTGGTAAGGCGAACCACTTAAAAAACCTTGGAGGGTGAAAGCCCTCCTAAAGATTACCATATGAAGAAATGTTTTAAATGTAATGAAGTAAAACCACTAGCAGAGTTCTACAAACATCCTCAAATGCTGGATGGTCATGTCAACAAGTGTAAAGAGTGCAACAAGAAGGATGTTAGAGAGAATAGGGTTGATAAGTTACAGTATTACCGAGAGTATGATAAAGCAAGACGCACTAAGGCTTTCGTAAGCGAAGAAGAATGGAAAGAGTTGAGTGCAGCGCAGTATCTTAAGACCAAGGAATACAGAAGAACTAATCCTAAGAAGTACAAAGCACATCAAGCTGTTGGAAGGGCTATTTCAAAAGGTTTACTGATTCCAAGACCTTGTGAAGTTTGCGGCAATGATCAAGTACACGGCCATCATTGCGACTACAACAAACCACTAGAAGTTGTGTGGTTGTGTTCTGAGCACCATGTAGCTTGGCACAAAGAACACGGTGAAGGTGCTAACGCACATTAAAATTTAATGTACCCATTTAAGGTACGATTGTACCAATAATAAGTACGTAACATATGCCCTGCTCCGAAAGGGGCTAGGGCATTTTGCATTTAAGGAAAAGAATGAAACCTACGTGGTATCCTTGGGGAGTGCATATAACATCTGAGGAAGTGAGTAAGGGTAGGCTTAAAGTAGTGATTGAAGGTGGGAGTCAATCCATAGAAGATGACAGAATGCTGTGCTGGTTCTACCTATTCACTCGTAAGATAAGGATTCAACAAGAATTGTTTGACACCATATGGATGGGAGCAAAACGTAATGGTGTAGATTATGGTGTATTTAGTTATTCTGGATGGAAACCAAAGGAGAAAAAGAATGCTGAGTAATGCTTGTATGTTTGTTGCTGGTGCATGTTTTATAACAGCACTATATGATTTGTTTGTACATGACAGGTATGTGAATGGGGTATGCGGTATTACGCTGTGTGTTGCTAATGTAGCTATAGGACTCATGGTGAAATAATGGCAGGATTAGCAGTAATTGACGGAGATATAGTATCGTATAGGTGTGCAGCAGCTAATGAGAAGAGAAGCGTAATAGCAACACACAAAGATACACTTTCAGAACTTGAATTTGACACAGCTACACAATTCAAAGAGTGGGTTAGTGGTAAAGGGTACGAGTATGATTGGTTCACTCTCACACCTAAACAAACACCAGCACCAATTGAACATGCTTTGAACTCTGTGAAAACGGTGATTCACAACATCACAGAGAAAGCTAAGTGTGATTCTTATCATATTGTTGTGTCTGGAAAAGATAATTTTAGGTTAGATTTACCGTTGCCTACACGGTACAAAGGAAACAGAGCAGAAAGCACTAGACCGCTACAGTTAGATGAATGCAGGGAATACTTGCTCAAATATCATGATGCTGAAGTGAGTGAAGGTGTTGAAGCAGATGATGTTCTCGTAGGCTACATGTACCAAGGCCACAAGGATGGTGATTATGTAGTGCAATGTAGCTTAGATAAAGACGCAAAATGTGGTCCTGGGTGGTTGTTTGATTGGACAACGATGAGTGAACCTGAATTGATTGAAGGCTATGGAGAACTTACCTGTACGCTTCGAGAGACAGGAAGAAAGACTGCTAAAGGTGCTCCAGTGTATGACAAGATAATCAAAGGTAAGGGGAGAGCATGGCTTTGGTATCAACTAGTGTACGGGGATGCTGTTGATGGATTTAAGCCTTGTGAATTGGCTAAAGCTAAGTTTGGTGAAGTTGGAGCATACGACTTGCTTAAACATGCGACTAGCGACAAAGAGGCATTAGAAGCAATCGTAACGAAGTATAAACTTTGGTATCCTGAACCAATAACCTATCGTGCCTGGGATGATAGTTTGCATACGAAAGATTGGTTAGAAATTATGCAGATGTACGCTGACTGCTGTTTCATGAGGCGTTGGGAAGGTGATAGGTTGGATGTGAAGAAATTACTTACAAAACTTAAGGTGAATCATTAATGAAACAATTTAAATTTAAGCACTGCAACGACGATGGTGTTATCTACACTGCAACGCAAGATGGAAGCGGTTATGCAATCACTTGGGTATATAACGATGGTAGATTGGGAGAAGAGTTTTATGGTGAAGAATCTGTTGAACGGATTCTCAATAAGGGTATTTGGACTGTTGTAGAAGACATCACTTGCTCTGCGGAGGAACCTAAGCAAGAGGTTCCTACGTTGCTTGAAAAGGTTAAACAATTTGCTAAAGACACTGGCAACGAAGTGTATATCAACAAGAATGGCTATTTGATTGGGACTGACAACAGGACGTATGCTGCTAAGGATGACGAAGAATTAGAGCGTAAGATGGAGGCAATTCGTACTTTGTATGGCGAAGAGTAAAAATACTGTGCTAACTAGATGTAGCGGTACAATGACGGAATCTCAGTGGCTTGCCTGGGTACGTTCTGCTCTTAGGTCTAAATGGTTGAGATGGAAACCGAGAGCAGATGCACTACGTGCTGCACAAGAGCCATACAAGGGTGAAAATAAACGACAAAAGTTTGCATATCGTTGTGCTATGTGTAATAATCTTTTCTCACAGAAAGATGTCGAAGTTGATCATTTTCCCAGAGATGCTGGCAGTATTTTGAGTGTTGATGATATTGGGGAGTTCTGCAACAACCTCTTCTGTGAAACTGACAATCTCCGCGTAGTTTGTAAAATTTGTCACTCTATATACACACTAAGTCAGCGTAACGGCATAAGTTTGGAAGAGGCAAGATTGCAAAAACAAGTGATTGAAATTTGTAAAGACAAACAAAAAACTCTTGCTTTTCTTGCTGCGAATCAATATAATGTTAAAACATTAACGAATGCAGCAAAACGTAGAGAAGCAGTCGAATCAATACTAAGGGAGAAAATGAGTGCGTAAATGGGTATGTAACGGTGTGGAATTCCGTGAAGGTGATCGTGTCAAGGTTGTACGTTTTGAAGAAAACTTAGCACCGAACGGGATGGGTGAAGGAATCGAATGGGATAACACATGGGTCAACGCAAGGTACGAAGATAATGGCACGATAAATCTTAACATGGATGGTTATTTCGGAATTGAGTTTGTCATCAACCATATTGACCAAAGCGGAGTCGAATTTGAGAATGATCTTGGCTATGCATTCCCGTTGTCTAGCCTAGAAAAAGTAGTTCAATCGCAGTTGAAGGAGGTTGCATGAGTGATATTGAAGTTGGGGATGTTGTACGAGTTGTAGATACTGGCAAGCAATTCAGTCTATACACAGAATGGGCAAGCAAACATGGTCTGGATCACTTCAGTACAAAGCGTGATGTTGAGAAAGGAAAAGAATACTCTGTTGTTGTGATAGCTCCGCATAGTAGGTATGGTGTGTACGGAACCCTATACGGCTTGCGTGATGAAACCACTGGTTATGAACACATCATTGGACGAGGGGGAATTGAGTTAGTGTCTAAGAAGTTTGAACTTCAAGATGATTTTGATTTCACTTATGCAGATGCGCGATACAACTTCAAGAAGAAATCAGATGGTGTGTACACTTGCACTAAGTATGGTGATGATTGGCAGTATGACTATGTTTCTGGTGAATTGAGTCAAGCAATTAATCTGTTCGAAAACGGTGTTTGGAAAATTGTTGAAAAGGAGACTGAATTGGTGGAACAACAAGTAGCGAACGGTGTAGATGCTAATAACAAACCTTTGAATTTCACTATTGATGATCTTCAACCGTTTGATCGTGTAATCACTGATTCAGGTACATATATTGTTGTGTTGGACGGTGATAGGTGTGTTCTAGTAGGTGTTGGTGGTTGGCTTGATGAAGATGTATTCTTATACGATACATGCCATTATTTCTCACCACTGGAAGTGTATAGCAAGCCAACTTACTACGTTGATTACTTCGATTACAACCTTCAAGGTAGGCTTCGCTGGAAGCGTGTTGATCCTGAGTTTGTTAAACGGATTTCTTACTTGGAAGAGAAGATCAAAGCTGTAGCTGATGAATTGCACACTCTGCAAAACGAGTATTACGAACTGAAAGTAGCATAGGAGAATAATTTGAGTGGTATAGTAAAAGATTGGCAAGAAGATGCAATTACGCTAGATAGAACAGGTATTTTCTCTAGAAGAGAAATAGCAAAACTACTAGGTGTCCCACGTAGTACAGTATTAGATTTTCTTAGGAAGTATTTTGAAGTGAAGAATGAACCGAAAGAGATTGATTACAATGCTGAAGTGTTGACTGATCCAGTAAGACAATACAACAATAGCCGCATTTTATTCATTAGTGACATGCATATCCCTTACCACCATCAAGGGCTTCTGCCCTTTTTGGAAGGATTGAAGAAACGTTATGAACCTACACGGGTGATTTGTTTAGGGGATGAACTCGATAAGCATGCAATGTCTTTTCATGATTCTGATCCTGATCTGCCAAGTGCAGGGGATGAGTTGAACAAGGCTTTACCAGTGATTAAGGAATTGGAAAAGTTGTTCCCTGAAATGGATTTGATTGACTCGAATCATGGATCAATGGTGTATCGCAAAGCCAAGCATCACGGTATACCGCGCAGGTACATTCGTGGTTATAACGATGTGCTTGGAGTTGGTGATGGTTGGAAGTGGCACATGGATTTAACCATTGAGCTACCTGATGGTCAAAAGGTTTATATCCATCATGGCAAGACTGCTGATGCATTGAGGACGAGTCAAGGAATGGGCATGAGTCATGTGGCAGGACACTACCATGAGCGGTTTAACGTGCAATATTGGGCTAACCCTGTCGGTTTGTATTTCGCAATGAACTGTGGATGCTTGGTTGACGATAATGCTTTAGCGTTCAGTTATAACAATGTGAATCTGAAAAGACCAATAGTAGGTACTGGTTTGATTATTGATGGGTATCCGGTTCTTGAACCGATGCCACTATAAGGAGATGAGAGTGGAACACAATAATTTGTTTAATGTTGGTGATCAAGTAGTGTGGAAGCGTTTTGTAGAGACTGGTGAAATTCCATGCGAACATTGTGATAATGGTTCTCATGAAGTTGGTACATTGTTTGAAACTGTACATGAAATCATTGATGTTGAAGCAACGTTTTACCCTGGTCGGGTAGTTTATTCATATGTGCTAGATACGTCTTGGAAAGACTCTGAAACGGGCGAGATGAACGAATGTTGGAAAACTGTTTCTGAGAATGCTTTAACGTTGCCAAAGAAAGTAATCAAAACTACTGAAGAACAACTTGAAAAAGCTTTTGCAGAATACTATCGTCGTGCAGCAGAGCATCCTGAAGATTTTCTTCAAGACGCAGTTATAGCTAACTTTGAAGAAGCTGGAAAAAATTCTGCTGCGTACCTTGTAGGAATCTTGAAAGAGTTGAACGGGGAAGAATGATAATGCAGTTGCAAGTTCCTATTGCTGGTATGCCAGTGCATTTGATCTGTTGCTTAGTACCAGGGACAACAGTTGTGAATGGAATTACTTACAACGTTGAAGGTAAGGTAGCATTTGTAAAGGTTGCTCAATTTGATACTGTATTCGACCAACCACAAAACAGGGGAGATATTGGAGCAATCTTTTACGAAGACAGTTTTATATTGATTGATGAAGATTGGATGGAGACATTTAATTACAGCACTATCTATGACTACAAAAACATACCAAGAATGCTTAAATGGCTACAGCAGCAGAATTTGCAACTGCCTGAAGTGATAATGATGTAGGAGGGATATGAGTAAGAAGAAGCGTGAGAAAACGATACGCTGTCAAGTATGCGGAGTAGTTGCTACGCAACATAAGTTGTCTTTTGCATTATGTGACAACATTGTTTGTGATGTAGTCAGACAGGAGATTATTAATGAAGAAATTAAGCAGCACAAGGAGGTTGAATGTCAAGAGTCTTGTCTTTCAGAGATTTAAAGCTAATCACTGAATTAGCACCATATACAGAAATATCTTTGCTTGATCCATCGATGGATGAACGAGTTAATTATTACTTGGACAAACTAGGCTTTGATGTGGAGTATGGCATATGTTATGAACCATCTCTCCACAGGGATATGCGGAATAAAGTTGCTGTAGGTTTTAGAGTAGTAGGGGAATTGAATGTTAATCGTAACATCATCAATAGCGATCTTTGTACGCTAGAAGATAGGTTGATTGCAGCAGCATATCTTGACCCTACGTTAGTACGAGAATTAAGCCCATTGATGGGAACTAGACTTGATTACAGAGCATTTCATGCAGAAGACGCTGAAAGTGAAGATAATGAAGATTTCCTATCTGACGATATTGAGCCTGATTATGAAATGATTAAGAGTCAGATCGAAGCATTGACAGCGATTAGGGATAGTCTGAGGGGAAGTGTATACAATGAAGCAGGCAGTATTAAAAGCCCTGCTGAGAATTTTTCTCATAAATGAGAAATTATAGGGAGTTGAATGAAAGAAGCGAATATTAAGAAGTGGAGAGATGGGTATATTGATTTGTACCCTGAGTTTGGTAAACTAGCAGACGATCAGATTAAAATCTTCTGGCCTTGGAATGAAATCAATGTCAAGAAAGATAAGCAGGATTTGTTAGTTGGTATGACTGATGCAGAACATCATGGAACTGTTTTCACTCTTAAGCTGTTTACTAAATACGAATTATTTGTTGGTAATGAGCATTGGGGCAATAAGATTGCTAAAGCATATCCGCAAGTTGGTATTCAACGGATGGCAGCAGCTTTTGCGCATGTAGAATTGAATAGTCATGCTCCGTTCTACAACGAGATTAATAAGGAACTTGGACTAGCTAATTATGAATTCTACACTTCATATTTGAATGATCCTGTATTAGCTGCTAGGATGAAATTCATTGAAGATGTGATCGCAAGTGATGATGATGAGTTGTCTACAGCAGTGTTTAGTTTAGTTGAAGGTGCTGTGCTGTATAGTGCTTTTGCTTTCTTGAAGCATTTCCAAAGCCAGGGGAAGAACAAGGTACAAAATATTAATCGTGGTATTAATATGTCAGCACGAGATGAGAATCTTCATGCTATTGGTGGAAGTGGAATTGTACGTGTAGCATTGAAAGAGCAAGATCGTACTGAGTACGAGATACGGGAGTTCAAAGAAGCAGTTAAGGAAGCGGCAGATCAAATTTACTTACATGAATGCCAAATCGTTGATAAGATTTTTGAACTTGGCAAGATGGATGGAATCACAGATTTGCAATTGAAACGCTTCGTGCAGAGTCGTATCAACTTGTGCCTTGATTATCTTGGTGTTGAACGTAATTATGTTGTCGAGTACAACCCAATTGCTGAGTGGTTTTATAAAGGGATTAATGACTACCAAATGAATGATTTCTTTCAAGGAGTTGGTAGGGAGTACACCCGCGATTGGGATAAAACTAGGTTTATTTGGAAGAAAGGTTGAATGGATAGTTTATACGAGAAGCTAAGTAAAGAGCGAAAAGAACTACAAGCTAAGGGATTAATGCAGGATTGGTGGTCAACTGGTAGTTGGCAATTATTCAAAGCTAAGTATTTGTATCAAGCTGAAAATCCTAGAGAGCAGTATGAACGTATTGCAGAAACGTTAGCGCAGTATATTGAGGGTCATTACCCTGAGTGGTGGGAATCTGAGTTTGGACAAGGTTATACTTGGAAGCAAGCTTTCTTTGATCAAATGTGGATTGGTAATCTATCTGGCTCCACCCCTGTCATTGGGAACACTGGTACGAATCGTGGCTTTTCTGTCTCTTGTTCTGGCAATGTAATGCCTAACAGTATTAACGACATATACGACACGAAGCGTGAAATTGCAGTTTTGACGAAGAACAGTTTTGGTACTGCATCTTATCTTGGAGATATTCAACCAAGGGGAACTGTTACCAGCAAGGGACAAAAGGCTGTAGGTATTTTGCCAGTGATTAAAGGTGTTGTGCATGACATGGAATATGTTGCTCAAGGTGGTAGACGCGGAGCATGGGCTGGTTATATTCCAATTGATCACGGAGACTTCAAGGAAGTGGTTAGTTATCTTGAAGAAGCACCTGATGGATTGAATATTGGCTGGAATATTCCAAATAGTTTTAATGATCGGATGGAAAATGATGATCATGAAGCTATTGACCGTTGGCAGACATTCATGGTTGCAAAGATGAAGACTGGAAAAGGTTACTTTGCTTTCATGGATAAGATCAATGCTCGCAGACCAAAAATGTATGTTGACCGTGGCTTATTTGTTGTAGCACCACAACTATGCAATGAAATACATCTACATAGTTCTGAGACTTTGACATATACTTGCGTTCTTTCAAGTCAAAACGCAGCACGTTGGGATGAGTGGAAGAACACAAAGTCGGCATTTATTGGGCAAGTGTTTTTGGATTGTGTATGTGAAGATTTCATTACGAAGGCAGCAGGAATATCAGGATTAGAAAAAGCTGTTGAGTTCACTCGTTTAGGTAGACCAACGGGATTGGGGATTTGTGGTTTCCATACGTACTTGCAAAAGAGGCGTATTCCTTTTGAAAGCTTTGAGGCTTACCAGTTCAACAACGAATTGTTTAAGCATTTGCACGATGAAACATTGGAAGCATCGCAGTGGCTTGCTAAAGAGTTTGGTGAACCTGAATGGTGTAAAGGGTACGGTGTACGTAACACGCATAGGACAGCAATAGCACCTACTAAGAGTAGCGCATTACTGATGGCAGGGGTGAGTGAAGGGATTAATCCTGATCCTGCTATGACGTTTACACAGCTTACTCCTGCTGGTGAAGTAGATAGGGCTAACCCTGTGTTGCTTGAGTTGATGAAAGAACGTGGTGTGTATGACAAACGGCATATGGATGAACTGACTGCTGCTCAAGGTTCTGTTCAAGGTGTGAGTTGGCTTACTGATGAAGAGAAGAAAGTGTTTAAAACTGCTTTTGAAATAGACCAGAAAGTAATTATTAAATTGGCAGCAGCAAGACAGCGGTATCTTTGCCAGGGTCAATCGTTGAACCTGTTCTTTAGCGCAGAAGAGGATGAAGAATATATTGCAGAGGTTCATTCTGAAGCATTTAAGAATCCTTTGATTCTAGGTTTGTATTATTGTTACTCAAAGGCTGGTGTAACAGCATCGAAAGGGGAGTGTGACACTTGCATGTGATTTTGACGAGCACTTAGGACTTCCTATAATAGAAATAGACTTATCCTGTTGTGTCTACGTTGTAACATGCAATATCAATAACAAACGCTATGTTGGAATTTCCAACGACCCTGAAAGGCGTTGGAAAGAACATACCAGAAGGGCAAACAACCCTTCTGACCCATCATACAATTTAAAGTTATATAGAGCTATACGTAAATACGGGTGGGAGGCATTTAGCGTAGAGGAAGTATTAAGAGGAAGCAGGGAGTTTTGCGGTTTGTTGGAGGTAAGTTTTATCTCAATTTACGACAGTTTTGAAAACGGGTACAATTCGTCGCAAGGTGGTGAAGGTACATCATACGTTGAACCTTGGAACAAAAGTACCAAAGGTGTTTGTAAACCTAATAAAACATCCTTTGTCAAAGGTGGGAAATCATTGCGGCAAGTTCTCACGGAAGATGAAATAAAAAGGATTCTTCAGGAGTACGACGATGGAATCCCGCCTACTAAAATGACGTGGCTCCCTGTTCATTGGTCCCAAGCTTATAGGGTTATTAATAAACACAAATTGGAAAAGGTTGGATGAGAATTGTAATTTATTCAAAAAATAATTGCCCTGCATGTGAAAGGGCGAAGAGTCAGTTAGTTCTTAAAGGTGTTGAATTCTACGTACTCAACATCGACACAGATATGGATGCGATGGATTTTATAGCTGCTCAAGGGCATAGGTCAGTTCCACAAGTCTATGCAGATGGTGTACACGTATCAGACCTTAGCACATTAACTAGCGAAATTATTTGATTAATATCAAGGAAGCAGTTATAATACTGCTTCCACATTTAAAGGAGATGAAATGTTGAGATTTATTTTGAGTGCTTTGATAGGGCTTGCCCTTGAGTTTATTCCATTCGGGTGGGCTATTGGTGCAGTATTATCCTATAAAGGATATATGTAAATGAGAAATCGCTATAACGATATGAGTTTAGGGTATGCAGCATTTATACTGCTAAGTACATTCCTTGTTGTATGTTTAGGTTTGTACGGATGGGTATCGAATATTGTATCGCTATTCCATGCTACAGGGTTTAGTGGTGCAGTTGTTTTACGTATTATTGGTGTGTTCATGGTCCCATTAGGGATTGTATTAGGGTATGTTTAAGGAGAATTTATGAAGAAAATCACGATTGAAACTGGCGAAGGCAATATTACTATTGATGCAGAACTGCTCAAAGAATACCGTCAACGAGCATTTGAGACATTGAAGGCTCAAGATGAAGCTAAACTTGAGTTCAAAGAGGAAGTAGATGCTGCAGCAGATGGTGCAGAGAGTACCACTGTAGAGAAGAAAGTGCTGGTCAAGATTCTTGGTAAGTATTTCAAAGCAGCATATAAAGACTCCACGAAAGAAGCTAAAGAACTTGGTGAAGTGTTTGCAGCACTAGATGAAGCAGTAGCGTAATTGAAAGGAAATAAATGAATATTCTTACAGCAATTCCTGTAGTATTTGAAGTAGTACGTTCGATTGAACAACTCCTGCCTGAAGGCAAAGGTAAAGAAAAATTTGATGCAGCATTTGCAATGTTCCAACAACTGTACAACGACATTAGTGTAGCTGTTCCAGTAGTCACTGCCCTGATCAATACGGCAGTAGCATTGTTGAATCTCAAAGGCGAATTCAAGAAGTCGTAAAAGCAAAAAGCCTTGACGCAATTAAGCATCAAGGCATAAAATTGCCCTACCAGAAGGACAGTAACCTAGCGGTTCGTTAGAAACGTAACTTTTAATAATTGCAATATAGCGTAATCGTACCTCCATCAATTTCGCCAGCCTCCAACACTAGATATAAATTGTCAGGTAGAGTATTGAAATTCTTGGAAAGGATTACGCTTTGCATTTCAGCCAAAATAGATTGATTTATTCTGATCGTCGGTTTTAGGCTCAGACTGCACAGACTTTTCTGCTGGCACTCTATCGCTGATTTCTGAATTGCTTGGGCTATCGGGCTTGTCTGCTTTCTCAGGCAATATTCCTGCTCTCTTGCTTGTGACGTTGTGAATGACAAACTGTACAAGAGCAACAATACCAAAAGCAATGCTTGTAGCTTCTTCAGTAGATAGTTGAACACCATAGCCATAATCCCCTGCCACCTTAACTAACAGCATAATAAATGGGACTAGTAAGGTAGTGGCATTACCTCTATCCTTCCAAACCTCACTGTTAGATAGTTCACTACCCTTCCTAAACAAATTAAACAAGTCAATCAGTTTATTCATTTTAAACTCCTAATACTTTCTTAGCTGTTATATACAATGCAGACCTATCTGCAAAACCGTTATAACCACCATTAATAATCCTTGTGATTCGCCTAAAGTCTCCTACATCAGCGAGTTCATTTAGTCCATGCACCTTCCACCACCAAGCACTCACTCTACAAGCACTTATAGGTTCTTCTAGCAATTCTGGATGCTCTACACAATCAATGTCCAAGGCAAGCATAACAGACACGTAATTAGATCGTCCTGTAACCTGTATAAGCCCTCTTCCCTTGAACCTAGTACCATCCCCTTGCATAACGTTTCCGAGGTCTTTACGGCCCTCATACGCGCTTCCAGAGGCTATTTCCTTGACATACCTAAGCTGCGCTGACTCATGCCCTATCTGAGCTAAGAAAGCCGCTTGTCTTACCGGCGTACTGATATCGAATTCAGTCATCGCAGCGTTGATATGCGCAAGAAACAAGTCTACCCTTTTAGCCGCTAAAGGCATAATGACTAGTAATTGTTCCTTTGTGACCATTACTTATCCTGTTTGTTATCCAACTTGACTTCAATCCTATCAAGTTTAATCTCAAGTTTCGAAGAAAACGCTTCAAATGATTTATTAAATGCTTCAATAGCCGCTTGCAATTCTCGCCTTGTAGCATGATTCTCCGCTACGTGAACTTTATAGTCTGCGAACTCTTGTGCCAACCTATCAGCCTTGGTTTTTAAGTCTCTAAAACTTACCCATAATACTGAGCAAAACCCTGCCCCAATTGCTTGTAACAACCACAAGAGCATTTGCCGTGTTTCAGCATCCATACATTCCTCTAATAAATTCTTCCTAACGGGATTGTTAAGAAGCTGGTACAAAGCTACGGAGAGCAGACGCTAATGTGTTAGGCCCATATCGCCATGCTTCTTTAATTCCTAATGCATCAGCACAAGCACGAGAACAAAACCATTTATCCCTGCTTGCTGAAAGAAAATCAAAAATGAAGCGAATATCACCTAAATAGTCGTATGCTTTCCCTTCGTGTTCTGTAAACCATTGTCTTGCTCTAATCTCTAGATGAGCAGGTAATTCAATGAAGTCCCAATCATTTTCATGCATCACCCTGCGAGTGATACGCACACCATTCTTCACTGTTGATGAAGCTGTTGCACCATCACTGAATACTAACTCGCAATGACTGTATGGACCTCTCTCCCACCACCTAATCAGATTATCAAAGAGTCTTCCCTTACCTTTATAAAACGCAATTCTAAATGTCATTCTTATTAGCCTTATAAAGAGAAAGCTAGGAGCAATCCTAGCTTGTTATTACAATTGCGAAGCTATTAGATTTACTTGAGAGATGATGTTGTCATGCTCTTGTTGTGCTGAAGGAGTATCTACAGTAGCATCAATCAAGTACTTATCCATCCTCAAGGCTCCTAGTTGTTGCAATGCTCCGCGCAACTGAGAAGCCTGGGCTAAGATAATGTCAGCAGCTTGTTGATAGGGGATGCCTTTGTTATCAGCGAACCTACTCACCCAAACAGTTGGATCACCTGTATAGCCAGCATCTTTAAATGCTTGTGCTGCTACTTCTCTATTCGTATATTCCATTTGAAACCTTTGGAATTTTTCATAGATGGAAGCAATTTGAGCATCAACATCAGCTTTTAAATCAGCTTTAACATCTGCCAGAGGCAGTGTATCCACTGGATCAGGGGTGTTACCTTCAGCTACCCATGCAAGATAGGTTTGGTAGTCTGAATTAGCTTCATCCATTGGGATGAAAGCCCCATCATCTAAGCGTAATATACTTTCGTACTTCGTTAATTTGTACATCATAGCTCCGCGTTCAATGTAAGACCCCAATCGGCAAAGTACCCACTACCAGTCGTGGTGATAGTAGCGGCGATACGTCCTTTGGTAGAAGTCGCATTAGCTACACTAATACCACTCATATTGTTGTAACTACCACCAGCAAAAGTGCAAGTAGGTGTAGCTCGCATAGGAACAGGCCACGTGATCCCATAAGCTAAAGCCCCACCCGTGTTGTTATAACCATATAGATCACACTCAACGATCTGGTAATACCGTTGACACATGGTAAATTCAACACCATAAAGTCGCCGTTCAAATGGGGTAGCCACTGTGCCGGTTTCAAATTGCACCTTGCCCACTGTCCCAGTGTTGAACTCAATAGTTTGATTAGAACCGCCTGTCAACCCTGTAGCCAATACACCTGTAGCACCATAGGAGCCGCTATTCACCCTTCCTTGTGCTGTGCCTGTCCAACTCAACACATAGCTACCTCCTTCGATATTCACCCCTTCAATCACCTGTTGAAGCGATCCTGCAGTGATAGTGATGGTGGTGTCTGTACCCGATGTAGAGAATGTATAAGTGCAACCAGATGCACCAGCTTTCCAACGATCATGCCCATACGCACCAGCAGAGAGTGACACTGTTCCTGATACGGCTCTTTGGTTGATAGCGAAGTTGCCATTGATGATTTTGTTACGATGGCCTGCCAGTTGCCCACCATTCAACGATGTCGCTGTTACGTCGCTCATGGTAGTCAGCAGTTGCCAACCTGTTCCGTTGTACTGCCAAGTTCTGCCATTGAACGTATAAGTAGCATTGAGGGCAGGACTGGAAGGGAAGTTTATGTTTGCCATTTGTTATCCTTATGCGCCCAAGTATTGCGCTTCCATGAAGTTGGCGAACTCTCGATTGGTAGCAATGGCATAGCCCGAATTCAATGCGCCGCCAGAGTTTTGAAGCACGAATAGTTCGATATAGTCACCGGCCACCAGATCGGCAGTGGATGTCCCGTGAAAGTGACTATCCCCACCATTGGTGGGGATCGTGGCCAACTGCACCACGGAACCAATAACGTTCGTGGTGCCGTTCTTCTTCAGGTGCCCGTACCGGACGCCTGTAGAGTTGTTGGCGAAGTCCACACCCCAACTAAAACGCCATTTGCCGGCCATACCCGATGGCACTGTGAACCGGCTTGGATTAACGCTGGTGTCGTGAATGTCGTTTGTATCCCATTCCTCAGTATTAAACGTGAGTGCGGTAGGGGTATTATTCGGAATCGATTGCGTCCCATCGTTATAGGCGCGGCATCCGATATATTTTGTATTTGTACTCCCATTCCCTGCCACTTCCACCCATGCATAACTATCCCCATCACCTAGCCATGTGTACTCAATGCCGGATGTGATGTCGAACCATTGATCCCCTTCCGTGGGGTTCGATGGCGCGGTGCCAGAGCGAGTGTAGACATTGGAGCGTACTGTTTGTAAATCCCATGCAGTGCCGTTGAAGACCCATGTGCGGGTGCCGAAACTGTAGGGTTGCCCTGTAGAGGGACTTGAAGGAAAATTTATATTTGGCATTGTTATACTCCTACCCTATAGCCACTGAAATAATTACCAGAAAGGCTTGCATAGAGCGTATTTGCTGTGCTGGTGTAGTAATACGGCTTTACGGTATCCCCGGCATTAAGTCGGACGACTGGAAATGTAGTTATAGCCTGCATTGATACTGCGGTACTCAGATTAGGAGGCCAAGGAATATCCCTAAATTTTTCAACACCATTCACATAAAGGAGATTGATCCTAAGTGCCGATGTTGCATTCGTTTCCACGACACCCATCGTAAACACATAATCGCCCGCATTCTTGGCAGTGAACGTACCATCCGATCCGGTTTCGGATAGCATGTCGTGCGCAATCGTATCCATCACGACTTGCGTATATGTTGCCGCTGAAATAGATTGCGATGTTGAGCGCCCTACTCTAAAGCTGGTCTTGACTCCACCATTTGATTGCCACTTTCCCCGGTACAGGCGCATGATGGTGCCGACACCGATGCCATTAGTAGCACTAGCAGTGAGTGTCAATGAGGTAATATTGGATATCGTAAAGGTACTACCACCACCTTGCTTTTGAATGTAAGGGGTAGTGGTGTTTATGCCCTCAGTGAATTCAGAAGAGAATCCGAAATATCCGCTAGGCAGTTTTGAGCAATACAACTTGCCAAGCATATCTCTATTAGCTCCGTGATATAGAGCATTGTTATTGTTTGCTCTCCCTGAAGTGATAGTGGTACCACTGCTGGAGTTATATTCAGTCCAGTAATTTGTGGTTGTGGTATTACCGTTTATGCCAATTTGAATATCTGCCGCAACCGCTCCAGTAAGTTCAATTTCCAGTTCGTACCAACCATCAACACTGCTATCCAACCCGCCGAACGTATAGCTGGTCGCTGCTGAAGTGATCACCACTTCCTGCACTAAGTTACCCTGCCCTGCTTGCGAACCATTGATGACATTGCCGGTTTCAACCCATTGAGATGAATCTCCATCGGAGAAGTATGTGTACTGTCTCCCTGTAGTCGTATCTAACCAACGATCACCAGCAGTAGGAGAGGATGGAGCCGTACCGGAAGCTGTGAATGTCCCACTACCTCCACCTGTAGCTGCTGCCCAAGCAGGATTGCCACTAACAACTGTAAGCACTTGCCCATCAGTTCCTTTAGCAAGCCTTTGTGGAGTGCCTGAAGTACCTCCGATGATGATATCACCAGCGGCAGTCATCGGGTTGGTCATACCACCAGCATCAACTTGCCAAGAAGCGTCATAATCGCTGTTGCTGTTCTTCTTCAGCACTTGACCTGTTGTACCACCAGTAGGTACACCACCTTGATTTGCTGCTAGGTTGCCAGTGATGTTCGATGCGTTACCTTCAAGGTTGGCTACAATCGTTCCTGCTGTGCCTGTAAATACTTCTGATGTGTTAGTAGCATCAGGGATGAATGTAAGTTTCTGAGTGCTTCTATCAAAGCCAAAGAAACCTACTTTAGCAGTGCTGCCGTTATGCCAACGGAACTCAACACCACGATCTTTATTGTCGTCAACTGTAGGGGCAGTATCACCACCGAGCGTGATGATCGGATCATCTACTGTGACTGTTGTAGAATTAACTGTAGTGGTTGTACCATTAATCGTTAAGTTTCCAGTGACAGTGAGGTTCCCACCAACAGTTGCATTACCACTTGTAGATAACCCAACAGCGGATAAGATACCTGTGGATGGGTTGAATGTGAGTTTTGTGCTAGAAACTTTCTCTGCTTGATTGCCTGATGCACCACCAACCCAAGTAAGATACACTGATGCGTTGGTTGCTGTGTCATCAGTGATGGCTATATTATTTGCATTTGTTGCCGTACCAATAAAACCATCAGCAGTGACAGTTGTGCCTTCGAACGAGCCAGCAGCGATGAGTGCAAGAACATCATCCATCTCGTTCAATTGAATGACGTAATCTTTTTGTCCGGTATAAAACCTTGTTGACATTATAGTTCCTCTATCTCAATCGTTGAACTGAATTGATTTATGAATTGGTATTTGATAGAGCCTTGCCTAGACATCTTTCCGTATATCTGGAACACTTGCTCTTCTGTAGGGTCATCTGCTTCAGGAGTGAGGCTAACGTAAATAGGTCTAAATAAACCGTTCCCTCTTAGGATGTTGTACACCTTGTTCCTATCCTGGGAAGTGAGGAAACTAACATCAAAACTTAATGTCTTAGCAATCGTTCCACGGTCTGTTCTCAAATCCCCTGCATCAGTGCGCTCTTGTTTACTGTTGTCAGTGATACCGACTTGCACACCGTACTCAGCGTTGTATGTCGGACTCCAATAACTCCCGCATATCACCCTAGATGCTTCGATATAACCGAGAGTGTTAGTATTATCAACGATATCAATTACTAGTTTTTCATAAGCATCTTGAGTAAACCAAAGTACACCATAAGTTCCACCACCATATGAATAAGCATTGACTCCTAATGGCTCACTACCCCAATTAAAGCTAGTTAAATCACTTCCTTCACAAGCATATCCAGTAACATCAATTAAAGGGGTTGTGTCAGCAGCATGGGCATACCCTCTTACTCTGAATGTGGCAAGCGGCGATAAACTACAAAATGCTAGAGCTACCATACCAATGATTTCAGCAGTAGCCCATGTGATTGTTAATGTTGCTGTGGTTGATGTACTTCTCCACACTTCCGATTTGAAATCTGTGAGTAAGTTATTTACAACAAGACCACCAGCAGTTGAAGATGCAGACAATGTAGCTCTGTCAGCGGCATTGTCATATACTACTCTCAAGTTGTTCATTTTTATTCCCAATCAATTGCATCAAGTGCTGCTATGCTAGTTTGTGCTGCGATTTGATTACGGTAAGTGCGTCCCTTTTGGAAGGTCGTATCAAGATGTACACCAAGGGCTTGCCCAACAGCTATCATCCCTTGTGCATCAAGCGTAACTACGCTATTGTCAGCAACAGTCCAATTAATACTGAATGGTTGATTAGCAAGTTGGGCAAGCAGTGCTAACTGTGCTGCTCCTGCGATTCTTTGCACTGAAACAGGGTCAGAGTCATACAAGATGTTGTTATAAATAAATCCAGCATTTTCTTGCTTAGTCCTTGCACGTTTGATTCGTTCCCATGCTTGATCTTTAGCAGCATCTAAGTTACGAACATCTACCCAATCACGAGTAGTCACTGACCAAACAAACCCTTGCTTTGGCTGTGCTTTACGTTGCAATTCTTCAGCAGTGTATTGAACAAATTCACCATCAGCAACGTAGCCAGTGTTAAAATCTCCAACAGCTTCAATGACAAACTCGCCCTCTTGTGCTTGCAACTGAAGATCACCATCTTGGCAAACACCGCACCGAATGATTTCTCCAACGGTGTTGTGAACAATAAAATTCTTCATCGTTTCGCTTCCTGAATATAAATGCGAGTCTCTGAAGCAGAGATACCACCACTAAGTTCCGCAGTGTATGTTACTGACACACCCGCTGGCGGAGTGTCAATATAAAAATCCAAAATATGCGCCAAGCCAGAACCCGTTCCATCCACCGTGGATTGATCAACCACTGAACCATTCTTCTTAATATTTAAGAAAGCAGTTGAACCACTCAGTGTTCCCTTCCCAATGGCAAATATAGCCAGTGTCCCGCCAGATGGTGTAATAGTGAGAGAGGCTGTTCCACTAGCGGAACTTGCTACAGAGGGAACGGTTACAGCATTACCAGCAAGGTTGATCGTATTGACTGCATTAATAGCCCCTGCCGTGAGTGTTCCAGCGAACGTGCCAGAAGCCGCTGACAATGCACCACTGAATGTTGCATTGCCAGCCGATGTGACATTGAATTGTGGAGAAGCTATCGCGCCGCTGCTTTCAATCTGTAGGAAGCCGATGGACCCATTTGCTGCCCATTGGTTATAGTTGCCTAGCAAGAGTCCAGAACTGCTTAAATGGAATCCACCGCCAGCACCGTTTGCAGGCCATGCATAGGCAGATGTATAAGAACCGCCATACACAGCACCAGCAAAATTACCTGAAGCAGCAGATAACGTACCAGAGAATGTAGCTGTACCATTAACGATGCTAAATGCAGGAGCGTAGACATTCCCACTAGCCTCAACTTGGAAATACTTGCCACTGTTGGCATTGCCAATAAGCAAGCCTGCTGCACTTAAATGGAAACCACCATTAACACTTCCTGTAGGCCATGCGTATGCACCTGTAGGATAACCAGCGCCACCATGTAAAGTAACACTGTAAATATCACCAGATGTAATGTTACCAATGTTTGCGCTAATCGCTGACAAACTGGTTACACTAATCTTCGATGCACCAACCGTTCCACTGACAAGCAAATTACCATCAACTACCGCATTAACTACAACCCATTCGTCACCATTCCAGAATTTAGTTTGAGAGAAGTTTTGTGAGTTATTGTATTGTGTGACTGTGTCATTTAATACAGGACCACCATTAATACTAGCTGTAGTGGTTGCTAACGTGTCAGAATAAGTATTTGTTGTTCCAGTAAGGGCAACATAGAATGTCATGGAACCCCGCGCACCAGCTAAACCTGAAAGGGTTTTCACCAGTGTTAGTGTCTTATCTAGCGTTGTTGCACCAAAGGTTGCCCTTATGGTGAGCGTTACAGTAGTCTCGCCAGTATCAAACCCTTTAGTGACAGAGTACGCTCCAGTAGTGGAGTTTAATGTATAAACCAATCCATCAGGATTGCCACCAACAGGGATAGAGAATGTGCATGTATTCGTAATATCATACGAACCTTGATACACTTTAAACGTCCCTGATGCGCCGCTATAATTAATTACATTCCCTAAATTGTCGCAGGGTAGATGATGGTACTCGTTAGTCAGAAAACCTTTAACAGTGGTAGTTGCACTCTCCCTTGCTTTGATAATACTGACTTCATCAGAGTAGGTAGTGCCATCTTGCGTAACAGATACTTTAATCGTGGCATCATCAGTTGTCATATCCCCGTTAGCGATAGTGATTACACCATCTACTATCGTAGGGGCAGGAGAGATTGTGCCACTAGTTACAGTAACCGTAGGAGTTGCTGTGAGGCTCTTAAGAGTTACAGCAATTACAATTGATGTAGGGTAAACAGAACCAGAGTTAGGAACTACGAATACTTGAGAACTAGCACTGAGCGATACTGATCTTAACCCTTGAACAATTAAACCAAGACCTTCAACTTGATCCTGGCTCACAACAATATTAGACGATGCTGTAACAGTTGCTACTCGTGGTGAAGTAGCCTGCAACAGTATGTCACGAGCATTAACTATTGTAGCCATTACACCAATACCTCAACTGTGATGTGCGGATTCAACCAATCTGTTGCTAACGAAATGATTTGCCCTGTCACTCCATCAGATAAACCAAACCTACTGTGCTTTATTGTTTGACTAGCACCTAGTTGTTCAAGCATCAAATGTGGCATGCCCGTATATTTATAGGCTTTGCGCTGCACCTTATACATATCCAACCTACGAAGTGTTTCATCTGTAGCATCCGAAGCTGTTAGCAACAAGGTTTCTTGCATAGCAGGTTCTACAAATGTTTTGTAGTCGCTTTGTGTCAATGTGTCAGAGCGAGTGACTGTCAACCACTCTTGAGCAAACAGATCAATATGATCTGCAGGGATACCTGTTTGTAGGTTGGTTTGTACAGTCCAATTCTTGCAGTAACCAATTTGAACACCAGCTACAACAGCGGGAAGCTGAGATACAGCTAGTGTTTGAGCAACCATGTCCTTTGCTTCAACAATGGTTCCACTCTCGCTACGTGGTAAGGTTAGCTTAATCAGAGTTAGCTTACCGCTACGATTAATCAACACCCTTCCACCAACGCTAGTTGCTAATTGATTGCAACATTCAACAACGTTTGCCCTATCCTTTAAATACAACCCTACAGGCTGTGTGTTAGAAGCTGCAAAATCATCGAATGCAGCCGTTTCTAACTCGTCTAGGGTGAAACGCTTATCTACATCTCCAAAACCCGTTACAAGCCGTTTTATGAGGTTTGCAACGTCATTTACATATGTATCCGGTTTATCACCTTGCACACTTGCTGTAATCTGTCCTGCTGGTTGTGCAGCAAGCCTAAACTTGCCAAGGGTGAGCAATGGAGTGAAATCAACCGGAACACCGTTGTCTCTTACTTCAATAATCCCTTCAATTGGTCCATCATGAACTTGATACTCATTAACAGATGGATCAACTAGTAAGGGTTCAACATTGTGGCACTCTCCAAAGCAAAGCGGGATTAGCCTATCTTTATTTGTTGTTGAGCCACCTAGTTTATTCTCAGTGGCAGGAGTATTTAATCGTTGCATCTTATCTGCAACTTTTAGATTCAACCTGCCCCTAGATTTTGTATCAATACTGACAACTAAGCCATCGAAAATCTGACGGAAGTCAGCCCTAACCCAACGTACATCTCCAATGAACACTTTGATAGCACGATTATTCCAGATATCATCTAACCATGAATCTCTGTCTCCTGATAGATTATCAATCTCAATATCACCGAAGGATAAACTTGCATTACCCTCTAAACTGAGAGTTTCTGTAAATTTAATTCCTCCAACGATATAGGGAGCGTAAAGTGTATTAGCAGGAGTGTCACTAGGGCTAGTGACGTATCCTTTGTTAGACAAAAGGCGTGTCGTTTCCACGCCTCCTGTTTTAACATCTACTTCTATCAGAACACAACGAATAGCTGTAGTATCTTTCAACCATGCTATAAATTGTTCATCAGTCATACGTTAATTAAGTCCTATCTTCGTTCTTTCCAAATAAGCAGCATCAACAGCAGCCTCTTTAGTACCTTCAACGATAGTGTTAGCATTACGCTCACTTGCGTCATAATTGCTTGCGATGAGGCTAGACGTTTGCTGTGCTTGATCTGCACGTAGTTGCTTCACTTCTTCACGCAGAGATTTAATCTCGCTAACCAAAGCCACCGTGTTAGCAGTACCATAGTTGGAGTAGTTCATCTGATACTCTTTGTTCTCTTGTGCTGTCAATACAGCTTCACCCTTATGGAGTTCAGCAATATAGCCATCAAAAGGAACGTAAGACAAACCACCAGCATGAGAGCCATCAACACTAGCTGTTGTAGGCATGCCATTCATCACAGCTTGTAGATCAAGGATTGCTTGAGCCACCGTCTTAACGCTATCGTCAATGTCAATCAACTTACCAACTTGTTGCTTCAGAAGATCAAGTTGTTGAGTTGCATTATCTGCTTGGCTTTGAGCATTTTGCTGTACAGCAGCAGTTTCGTTCAATACCCGTTCAAAATCCTGCATGTATGTAGCACCAGAAGCGTACACATCACGCGAGTATTTCAACAAGTCATTAGCTGCGGCCTGGAACTGACTAATTGCATCAGCATCACCAGCTTGTGCTCTCAAAGAGATATCATTGTACTTGGCTAATGCCGTAGCGTACTTCTCAGATGTAGACAACGGAGACATGTCGCCCATGATTAGAGAGTTCTTGAACTCTTTCAAAGAATCACTGAAGCCTTGCATCTTCTCTTGCAGGTTTTGCAAAGAGTCAGCTTCTTTGCCATATGCATCTCTCAAAGCACTTCTAGCATCGTCAATGCTATCTTCCATCCCTTGAGTTGCATCAGCAAATGCACCAGACAGCACCATTACCCTGCCAGCTAGCTCTTGACTCTGATCATTGCCAAGCATTAATTGAGCAACTAAAGATTTGAAACCATCCCTAGTTGTTGGCATTGCTACACCGAGAGCATTGAACTGTTGACGTAGTTTATACATCGCAATCGCTTGCTTCTCTGCATCACTGTAGAACTGACCCATGAACTCATTCAAGTTAGATTGCAATTCATCCAACCCGCCAGAGCCGCGAATCATGCTGCGTGTAACATCACCACCTAAACCCATACCTTGCAAACTACTACGAACATCGATCAGTTTCTTGTAAGCATCGATCAAGTCTTGTGCGCTACCATTCATTTCATTGATAAAGTTAGCAACTTGAGAACCAGCTTCTTTCAATACTAAACTTTGACGGATAATTTCAGTGGCAATATCACCATGTTTGTTGACGATATCATTGTAGTTGATCATCGTCACGCCAAGGTTATCAAGAGAATTCTTGGCAACTTCAACACCATTAGCTAAACGAACTAATGTCTCAAAACCACCTTCACCTATCTTTTGGAATTGAGCGAAGCCTGGAGAAATAGCTTCTGCCATTTGATCCCCTAACTTACCAAATGCTGCTTGCAGTTCTTTTTCTAGGTCATCACCAGACAAACCTTTCAAGCTGATTGTACCGATGTCAACACCGAAGTTTTCTAGTTTAGATTTCAGTTCTGCAGAACCTAATCCAAGAGCATCGGCAGCAGCCATAGCACCATCTGCAATATTTGTAACTGTAAGGGCTATCTGACGCTTCAATCCATCATTCAATTCAGACAGAATACGTTCATCAGAAGAACTCTTGGACAATCCCCAAAAGCTGCTCTTCTCTTTGTGAATGTCTTGATATCCATGCACACCAACACCCATGTCACGAATAGACGCGATAGTTTGCCCATTATCAAACACCAAACCTGAATCACGAAGTTCTGTAGAAGACGAACTAAACCCAAGGAAACTCTTTGAGCTACCAACACCAGCAGCCAACTCATCAGCTTTAGTGCCACGCAAACCTGATGTTTGAGCTACATAAGCAGCCATTCCAGTGATACCATCGTTAATACTACGCAACACCATCAACATTCTGCTAGAATATTCTAGACCCATGTTGTAGCTATCTTTCAAGCCATCTAAAGCTTTAGACAAAGATTCTGACTTAGAAGATTCATTTCCAAGAACAGTGCCAGTGCCTTGTACCTTTTGACGCTCTTCGTGAATAGGAACAGACGTACCACTACCACCACCAGAATGAACACCCATAGATGCCATGAAAGCTATGATTGCAGCAGCACCAACGAAGCCCCAAACACCTAATTGCTCAAAAGCCTTAGCTACACCAGCCATCACAGAAGCACCTGCTTTTGTCATGGAGTTGCCAACTTGTACACCTGTAGTTGTAGTGTCAATGGTAGCATTCTTAACGGACGCAGCACCCTCTAAGTTTTTAGCTTGTGCAGCAACCGTAGATGCATTCACTTTCGCTTGCATCTCTTGGTAAGTCAGTACAATCTGAGCTAAACGCAAACCAGTTTCAAAAGCATCAAACACCTTATAAGCAACCGTCTTCTCTTTGAAGAAACCTTTAGCAGCAGATGCCATGTCAGCATACATATCTACTTCATTCTTCAACGTCGCAGCACTTAATGCAGCTTCACGAGCAGTACGCTCTTTGGAGTCCATCTTGGTTGCTTTTTCCATCTCCTTACGTGCCTTGTCGATGGATTTCTGCTTTCTACCAAACTGATCCATGCTCTTAGCAGCTTTATCAATTGCTTGACCAATACCACCAAAAGCCTTCGACATACCATCACCAAACTCAACCAGTTTACCAGGGTCAAGAGCTTTATCAAAAGCATCACGAGCCTTATCAGTTTGCTCTAGACCACCAAGGTTTTTCTTGGCTTCGACATACCGCTTGTACTGAACAATCAACTCATCCAACTTCTTAACTTGTTCGCTCATGAAGTCTAGTTGAGCAAGCCCATCCCGTTGTTCGATTAGTTGTTGCAACTGAAGTTCTTCTGCAGCACCTTTCAACTGACCATAAGCAGCAACCTTTGCTTCCATTGCATCAGCCTCTTCTTTCATTTTGCTGATACGGGTTTCCATCTTACGGTTGTTGTCTTGCTCTGCTTCTATACCTTGCTTAATGCGGTTGTTATATTCTTCAATGGCTTTCAGTTCTCTTGCTTTGACAACTTCCAACAACAGATGCTTTTCCAAGGCAGCATCAGTAGCTTTCGCTTCACCATTCTTACGACGCTCTTGAATTTGAGCTAATTCATATTCAATGGCAATTTCTTCACGCGCACCTTTAGTTAGCTTGTCGTAATTAGGTCCATACTCCCTCATACTCATTTGAAGCTGTTTTTGTTCTGTAATAGCAGTGCTTAAGTCTTCCATCTTACTTACGTAAGCATCCAACTCTTTCTTAGCTTCAGAGATTCCATGCTTGTCAACCTTCATAGCGAAAGGATCATCACCAGTTTCTCTTGGTTTACCTTTCGCTTGATCGGCAGCAATCTTTGCTTGTTCTTTTGCTAATGCAGTTACTTCTTGTTGCTGCTGGATAGTAGTAGCATACTTCTCCTTAACACCAGCAAGAACTTTATCACGCTCTTTCTCTGCTGCTAAGACTTGGTTGACCCTAGTGTTAAGCACACCCGCAATTTGATCCAACCCCTGAGCCTTAGCTTGCTCATATGCACGTTGTTGTGCAGGGGTTAGAGAATTCCTTAAGTCATCAACCTTCTTAGTAGCAGCATCAACAGCAGATTGCCCTTGCGAGAACACCATCGCTAGTTGCCTTTGCCGTAATGCTTCTGTTTCAGCTTCAGCAGCAGTTTTGCCCTGCTTCATCAAGTCAATCTGAGTACGCAGACGCTTTGCCTCTTCATCTAGCTTACCATTGAAATCATCAATGTAATTGGTAGCAGATTTGGTAGTATCATTAGCATCATCTTTAGCTAGTTTGTATTTGACAAATGCAGCACCAGCAATGGCGAGTGCAATACCAACAACACCAAGAGATACTTGAAAGGCTATAGCTGCTGCTCTAGATGCTAACATAGCGTTTCTAAGAATTAAGAATGCTTCAGCAGCACCAGTAACCAACCCAACAACGAACGATACTGCTTTAAAGCCAAGGAACAACTCAATAGTAGTCTTAATCAAGCCAATGTTATTAGCCAACCCTAAACCAAAATTAGCTAAAGCAACTGCAATATTCTCAATTCCTTTTTGGAACTCAGGAGAGTTAAAAACTGCTTTGAGTTGAGTTGCTATTAACGAGATTTGAGGTTGAATGTTTTGGAATGCACCTAGAAATTGTGTTTCAAGAGTATTCTTGACAGACTTAAGTTGTCCCTCAATAGTTAAAGCCATTGCTGCAGCACCAGTAGCTGTAAAACCCCAGGATTCGTCAATCTTCTTTGCGTATGCTTCCCAAGCATTGCCACCATCTTCTGTCTTCTTACGAATTAGGTCAAGACCCTCAACCATCACCTTAGCACCACGCTCATTTGACAACATAGAGATGGCTAATTTTTGGTTCTTCTCGCTAAGGGTATCTAAGTGAGATGATAGAATTTGGAATACATCAGTCAGAGATTTAAAGTTGCCCTGCTTGTCTTTTAGATCGTCAATTGATAGACCAATTTGTTTCAAGGCAAGAGTAACTTTATCGCTTCCACTTGCTAATTGCGAATAAAAGTTTTTCAACGCAGTACCAGCAGCAGAACCTTTAATACCAAGGTTAGACAGTGCAGCGAATGCCGTACCAATGTCAACAATAGTAGCACCGTACAGCTTACCAACTACTGAACCAGCCTTGAACGATTCAGATACACTCTCAACCGACGACATAGAAGCAGCAGCAGTCATCGCAATTACATCTGCTATACGCCCATATGCTGCTGCATCATAGTTCAAGGCTGTACCAACCTGCACAAGTGTTTCAGCAGCTTTCTCAATTGTCGTTCCACCAACCGTAGCTAAGTTGAGGGCATCTTTAATAGCAGCCATAGCTTGATTTGCATTCAAGCCAGCTAACACCAATACTTCAAATGCTTTAGCTACTTCTCTAGGTCCATAAACACCCTTACCTAACTCCATGATGGAGTCACGCATTGCATTAATGGATTCTACAGTTTCAATACCACGTACACGAATACCTTCAAGTGTGTGCTCTACATCAGCACCTACAGAAACAATACCTTTAAAAGCTGTACCAATAGCAGCACCAACTGCTAGAGGAACCATATTACCGTAGGTCATCCACAACACACCTAAGCTGCCTGTCAAGCCACGAGCCATTGCATGAGCATCTTTCATGGCGTTGGTGTTAGTTCTGATGGCTTGGGTATTGTTGTTGATTCTACTATTACTGTTTGAGAAGGAATTAGCCATCTTCTCAATGTCAGTTGCCATCTTAGATGTAACACCAAGCAACTGTGCCATAACGGTTTGCAGTGCAGATGTGTTTCCACTTGTTACACCACTTGCATTAGACACATTACGCAAGGCATTCACTAGATTATTAGCAGATGCAGTAGCAGAGTTAGAGCTACCGATTAATTTATTAATAGAGTCAGTAAGTTTTGTTACTCGTTTTTCTGCATTGTTTGCAGATGTGCTAAGGCCGCTAAGAGCCGTAGAAGCATCTTTTATACCATCAGATACAACTTTAATCTGTAGGGTAGAAACATCAACACCTGCCATATTCAGTCCTTATTTTCTCATTCGTCTTTAGGTTCCTTCTTCCTCTTCATTGAACGGAACACAGATTTCAGTTTGTTAGCTACAGCTTCACGATCAATCGTTTCTTCCACATACGTATATGGAGCAGGACGATCTTTTGCTGACGCTTGATTGTATTCTCCTACATAGGCTTCACTCATCTCTTTAATCATGAGTTTTTCCCAAGTAGATAATTCTAGTCCAGTGACTTCAAGCCAGCTTTCAATCTCTTGCCAAGGGAGAGGGAATATTCCCATCCCTGTAGCAGAACATAAACCGGCCTCATGTAGCAGAGATACTAAGTATTCTGCACCTTCAATTTTGGGGAGTTTTAGAAATGATGAGTTCTCGTCTAAAGCCTTGTAAGATTTTAGACGAGACACTTTAGAACCTTCAGGAGTGGCATGCAGCCATCCTAAGTGACGCATATGGAGAAATAGAGACTCCTTTATGCCTTCAAAAAATTAGAAGTGTCTCCTAATCCTTGATCAACTTGGTCTTTCAGCCAACCAAATGCGGGGTCACTGTATAGTTCACGGAAGGAAGCATCGTTATCAACTGGCTTACCTTTGTAGGAGAGATTGATAGCTTTCTCACTGCAAGCAACAAGCAGGTCAATACCCTCTTCACGCATCACTTCTGCACTCACTTGTTTCTTGCCACGTTTAAGCTGGCGGTTTTGCATAGCCGTAACAGCGTTACGGTATTGTGCTGAACTCGTGCCATACAACACGATAGCAACCTGCTCTTTCTTTTCTTCGTCAGCGAACAAGAGTTCATCAGTGACAGGATGGCGCAGTTGCAGTTCAACAGTGTCCTTCAGGGACAGGGAATCGAGATTAAACATAATTTTGTTACCTTTCTGGTAGATTAAATAGTTGCTCTCTTTGGAGCATTAAATAATTAAATATAAGGCGACTCAAAGAGCCACCTTATAATTTCTCATTAATGAGAAAACTAGTTATTAAATTTCAACGATGTCCGAATCCACTTCAATCGTAGTGGTAGCACCAGTGATTTGATCAACAGAGCCAACCGAAGTCTTATAGCTCATTACTTTGCCAGTGAAGTAGTTCTTCGTACCGTCTTGCAGAGTAACCTTGAACGAGAACGAAGCATCCGAATCCAATGCATTGATCAGAGCAGTTTGACCAGTGTTGTCAGTGTCACGGCCCATTTGCAGTTGCAGAGAACCGTTGTTATAAGAACCTTTGAACTTCTTAACTTGACGTTGACCAAGTGCGGTATGATTCACTACCGAATACTCAGTACCGAATTCACCCAAGTCAGTGATTTCACCAACTTCAACGTATGTCAGACCAACAGCTTCAAAGCCAGCTTGATCGTAAGTAGTAGGTACGCCGGTAGCGATGTACAGTTTAGAACCGGCAGATGTCATAACAGCCATGTGTATTTCCTTTAATTAAAGTTTATAATTACGATACTCTCTCGTATCGATATTTAATTGTTACAGGTACAACAACCCACCCTGATTCATCAAGTAATGATGGTTCAGCAGTTGGAGTGCCTTCGATAGATACATCACCTGTTTTTGGGAGCATGGGGAAGATATCAATTACAGACTGAGCAAGTGTCTCTGCAGCCTTCATACCTTTTCCTTGTTGCACCCAACAGTTGACTTGAAAAATTCCATACAACGTACTACGCTGACCACTTAATTCAATGTTCATTGTTACGTTGGGAATAAGAAAACATTCTAAAAATACGCTTCCAGATGTTGTAGGCTTTGTGAAAGGTACGTTCTGAAATGCAATTGGTATTTTTGGTGATTGAGCATCAGCCCAAGTTTTAAGCCGTGTTTCCAATTCGGCTCTGATTATTGAATTACTCATCTGTATTTAGCCGCCACTGCTTGAAGTGAAAGTGCTACCATTCGATAAGGTGGTGTACCCTTCCATTGTGGTGGATTCCAGCCAGTTACTTCCGCAAGATACGAATACGGTATGTTGTTAGATAGTGTGTAGGAAATCTCACTTTTAAAATTAGAATTCCCAACCTTAACAACTGAATTAATACGGGCAAGACTCCCACCACCAGCCTTATCTGCACTGCTCGTAGTATTTGAAGAAAAGCTAGAACCAACTTCAGGAAACCAATTATTGATCAACAGCCCTTTATCAATTGGTGTGGTCTTTACGATTGCTACAAACAATTCATGAGCTATAATTTGGATACGATGCTCTGCCTTCTCTAACAACTTCTGACTATTCTTAGCAACCGATGCACCAAAACCCGTAGCCATTATCGCCTCAAGTAAAATTCGTAGAGAATCGCACCTGTGCCTGTTGGATCAAGTGCCTTGACATTGAAAATCTTATAATCAACAGCACCAACTTTCACTCTGTCTGCTGCAACATTCTCTGTGTACAATCCAGCAGGAGTAGTGGTTTCAAGCATGTCAGCAGAAGGAACAAGATAAAGAACCTTATCCCCTTCTTGTATCATTGTTCCGCTTTGAACACCCATGCCGTTCTGCTTCAGTTGTAAATCCATCAGAATACCTTTAACGGAGAACTGATTTACGTCAGCAGTGAAAGTACCTGTAGTTGGATCATATGTACCCATAGACGTATCTGAAGCATCGTAAGGGTTGTTCCCTTTTTGGTGATAGTAGGTAACGGTGTCTCCGAAATCTGCTATCATTTCAGCTATAGCTTTTTGAAAATCTGAGAGGTCAGCCATAGAACCTCTTAAAATTCAAATGTTGTACAAGAGTATTCTTCGTTCCACTCATCCATGAATGCAATCAATGGATGATCTTCTGTAGTATTCACGTAGGGAACCGGAGATACAGACATAAGATGTGGATTGAGAATTGTTAGCTTAATGAATTGTACGTAGTTATCAAATTGTTCATTTGACCACGTTTCAATCTGTGCTAATTTCCTATGCGTCTTAGCTGTCAAAGTAGCTAAGATGTATTGAGCGCATAGTGCTGCTGCTCTTGGAACATTATCACTGCAATCTTCAAGAGCAGAGTTAATTACAGAGTCAGGCAGGATTGGCAAGTCACTCCAATCACCTATACGAAGCCTAATCTTGCCAATTGATGTTGTTGGGTCTATTACTGTCATAGGTTCCTTTAAGTTTCATTTAATGGTGAGAGATTGCTCAGGCGGGCTGGTGATTTCGGTCTGCTTATCCGTTGATGCTTGACGATCAGCGCGGTCAAGCAACAGCGACTTCGTACATCATTTTCTTGACGCGATAGGTCAGCTTCCCGGTTGTGGCCTTCATCTTCACATTCCAGTACGGCGTGACCGAAGTAAGCGTTCCCGCGTAGACGGTAGTATTTGCCACCAATGGCGGCGAGCGGAATGTGAGTACATCACCATTAAGGAAATCCGGGTCAGGCTCTGCAGAGGTTGGGTTCAAATAGGCTAAAAACGGATTCCCCGTAGCTCCGATCAAGCGCAAAAACGGGATGATCATCCTCATGTTTTCCGCACCACTGACCAACTCGAACTGCATCACGGAACTGAACAGAGTATTAGCACCATTGGTCTGTGTGGAGGTAGCAATCGATACGTACTGGAATTCCTGATTTGCTACTGCGGCGAGCGGTGTAATGGATAGCAGTGCGCCGGGGGTTTCCGCAACGGCGGTATAGTTTGCAAGTGTGGTGCCCGTGATCGATAAGCCAGTCGGCACCGTGCCGGTTACATTTATTCCGCTCGCTGCCGCCGATCCCAGTAAAAATTTATTCGCGCTGACCTGCGCAAGTGTCGAATAGAAACTATTTGCGATCCGGTTGATTGTCGCTGCCAGTCGGCGCGCATTGAGGACTGCGCCCTTGAAGTTGGGATGCGGTCCAGCGTCGGTATAGATCGGCGCAGCCGTCGTTCCGAGCGGCATTCCTGGAAGGCTCTGATTTTCATACGCATCCTGGCGCGTGACAAAAATATTCACGCTATCATCCAGGCTCAGCACAAAATCACGGATTGCAATGTAGTTGGCAATGTAATTCCCCGTGCCGTTTCCGCCGTTCTGATTGGTGTAGCCGAATGAGGGGTGCGGCGTCCCGATCAGGATCTTCACGCCCGGCCACGTCGTCTGCAATTTGTCGATCAGCGTCAGCAGATCGCCTTTCATAGTCGAGACAGAATGGCCTTGCGTGATCGAGTTCTCAAGGAGGGCGTGCATGAACACGAGTTTTGGAGTAACGCCGGCCGTAGCGAGGCGGCTTAGGAAGTTGGTTCCGCCGAGGTTAATATTGCCAGCGCCGAATACATCGGTGTTTATGTCTGTCAGTGTTTTCCCGGATGCGCCAAACACACCATAGTTATCGACGGTCTGCGTCGTCTGCGCGGGGCTTTGGTAGTTGGCATACGTGAAGGTCAGCGGCGCGTCCTTTGCAAAGGTATTCGCCCAATGCATTTCAGAGTTGGTAGCCCACCTGCTGCCTGCCGCGCCCGTAAAGTCGCTCACACGACACTGCGCGGCAATGGAGTTGCCAATGCAGATTGTGGTAAGCAGAGGCATGCTGACACCTGCAGCGATGGGCGTGATAGCGCCATCCGGCCCAACCAACCCCGTGACATTGCCGGCTGCATCCTTAGCATATTTAGGAACATTTGCTAATGCCAACCTGCCATTATCATCAACAGGAATATTATCCCCAACTAGATAAGATGTTACATTATCTGTACCAGAACCAACAGCGGTAACAATTTCACTATTCTCGTTGAGTCCCCAAACACTTGTCACTTTCTTGTTTGTCATTTAGTTCCTTAATATTATTTGTTGTATGTTGTCCACCAGTACTTGCGCTGCAAGATAAGTTTTAGTGTCAAATCCAAGATGTCACTACAACGTGAGCGCAATTTACCTATGCTAATGGTTGGATCAATTACTATCATCAATTTCTTCCATGTTCTTTCTACATCCTAACCTAAGATGTAGAAAGAACAGCCCTCCGAAGAGGGCATGGATACAAGATTAGTTAGAACTTGTAAACTCTACAACCATCGCTGGACGCAACAGAGCATTCACGAAGTTCGATTCAGATTCAATTTCAATCTTCGTACCTTTGCTGTCAGCCGATTCAAACATGTAAACTTGCTCACCGAGCGTATTCACAAAACCGAAGCGGTTAGCGGGGGAGAAGTACGTTTTGAAAGCGTTCTGAGTGCCGGTAGGGATCATGTAAGCTTTGCCTGTAGGGACCAGACGATTACCAGCATACGTGTCGCGCATTTCGACAAAACGCGTACCACCGTAAACGAATTCACGATGCAAAGCCATCGCACCACCCAGACGTTGACGCAGAGGTTCTTGTGTCGAAGCGTAGTATTGATACGCGGTTTTCACAGAAGCGTGAGCGATCAGTTTAGCGAAGAATTCAGGCGAAGTCAGAACAACAGTACCAGTGAAAGTTTCACCGTTGGCATTGTCTTGAATCTGAGCGATACCAGCTTCAATCTTAGCAAGAACTTCAGTAGTCGAAGTACCGAGAGTGAAGTCAACCGACAAACGGGTAACACCGAACTCTGTATTCCAATCTTGAGTTACAGTGCCGTTAGGTGCGTACACTGTACCAGCAGTGATAGCTTGAGCACGAGCGTATTCCAACGTCCAAGCGTGATTTTGACGAATGCGCTCCATTTTACGTGCGCGAACAGCTTCCAGTGTCTCAGCTTCCGAAGCAGAACCATAGGCACGTTTGCCTTGGATATCTTGCGGAGAGATTGCGTCATCATACGGGAAATGAGGAACAGCAAAGGTATGCAGCTTGCGCGAGCTATCTTTACCAACGGTAGCACGATCACCACGAACGCGGTCAACGATCAATGCACCATCCCTTGTGATTTCTTCAAACACAACAACGTGTTCGGGTACAGACTCTTCATTGAAGATACCGAGTTGACCAATTGTACCCCATTGATTCGGGATTACATTGATTTCTTGGGTCCAATCCTGTACTTCAAAATTATTTCCAAAACTTCTGATAATCATTTTACTTATTTCCTATTCTTTCAATTTCAATTAAGCGGCAGTTTCAACCAGAATGCCAACAGGAGCCAGCGCCGATTTAACAGCAGAAGCGGTTGTACCAGTACCGAGTTGAAGAGCAGAGTCAGCAACGATCACAGGACCACGTACCAATACCAACACTTTGGTATCGGTAGCATTGGCAAGAGCGATGTCACCAGAATTGCCAGCACCATCAGCGATGACGATAGCAGCAGGAGTTTGCGAACCATCACCAGCAGCAGATGCGCAGAGTTTGTACTTGCCAGTGCCAGTCACTTTACCGAGGACTGCACCAACTTTCAGGGTTTGAGCAGAGTCATTTACCGTGACAACTTCACGGCAGTACGACAGTGAAGGCTCGTATTCATGTTTTACCAGAGCCGAAAAGCGTGTGGAGCTTGTAGCGAGAACAGCCATTTAAAATTTCCTTTATGTATATTAAGTTTGATGATTAACTTATTTCCAGAATGTCTGGTGTAAGCTTGTTTCTGAAATTAAGCCAGTCATCGTCCGTAGTCGGATTCCAACCAGTCTTAATCTTTTTGACTATTGCTATAATCTGGTGCTTGACAACATTAAAGTGTCGGGCAACATCTGCGTAGCTACAGTCGCTATGATTACTAATAAATGTATGAATATCGTCAGCAATCATCCAATTACCTATAACAGCCCTTGAATGCTCCCAAGGCTTCAGTGCAAGACAAGCTTCTCTCATGGCCTTGACACCTTTCTCACGAGTGTTAAGAACACCTTCAGTCACTCGTCTTGTTTTGGCAGCACTGCTAATATTGGCTCTAGCCTCATCTGACCTGATTTTTCCAGTAAGGGCTTTGCGAATCTTTTTAACAGTTTCAGGTGAACTCTTACGACCTCTGCGCGTTGCAGACATTTCAGATTTAGTCTCTTCTGTATGTTGAATACCTAAACGGGTAACTTCTCCACCAACACAAACGTTATAGCCGATGTTCGCTAGAGGTCTTAGGCACTTCTCTTTTTCAAGGCACTCACTAAACGTTCCCTCAAACACGGTGTCAATAACTAGGTCATCACCGTATTTCCTGATTGCCCTGTGTATGGGCAAATTACTTCCGCGTTTGGAACAGTATTTATGTTCCTTAAACCTTTTATCGGCACTCTTTACTGTCACACCAACATAACCTTCGCAGCAAATGTCGGTGTGTTCAGGAAGATGTATCCAATAAGTTATGCCGTGTCTTTCGAGAATATCTTCAGAAGGTGAAACCATTACTTCTTGCCATATTTCGCAAGAAGAATTTTCATTTCTGCTGATTCCTCATTAACTTTTGTAGCGTCTGCTTGCGCAGCAACACCGACTTCCTTGAAAAGATTCGATTTCGCTTCTACTTCCACCGAACCAACCAATGCAGACACAACAGCTTCAAACGCTGCATCGTCCAAACCTTCCGTGGCAAGCAACAGACTGTCAGCTTTTTCAGTGCCGATTGCAGCAACAACTTTCTCTTTACGCGAAGCAGCTTTAGCAGCAGCAGCTTGAGCAATCATTTCAGCTTTCTCAGCTTCAATTGCAGCCAATGCAGCAGTGGCAGCTTCATATTTACTATTCAGTTCAGCGAGAGCCACCGTAGCAGCATCAAGCGATGTAGTAGCTTCTTTCAATTGTGCTTGCAGATCAGACACCACTGTATCGAACTCTGCGATAGCATTGTCTAGTTCTGCTTGAGGAACAACAGCTTGTTCCCGTGTTTCAACTACTTCCGCTTGTGCAGGTTGCACATTCAGAAGCTTCTTAAATTTATCCAGCATTACGCTGCTCCTTTGTGTAGAGATGCTACATACGTAGCAAATTCACGATTAGTCATAACTTTATTTGCCAATCCACGTTTAACAGCTTCTTCAGCGTTAAACACTTTGGCTTCAAAACTAGTGATTGTTTTAATATCCAAACCAGTATATTTACTAACGTGTTCTGCAAATTCCATGTTCAAGCGATCTACTTCAGCTTGTAGCTCATCCAAGAACTCTTGCTTGAATGAACCATCTTCTGCGAATGGAACTTTAGATTTTCCGCTAGTGATGAAGATGCGTTTGAAACCAGCTTGCTCCATTGCTTTGCTTGTGTCCAACAGCGCAACAACACAACCTATGGAGCCAAGAGATGCTGAAGGATTGGCAACCACTTCATCACAAATGGAAATCAGAGCATAAGCAGCAGAAGCAGCGAGTGTGTCTGCATAACCAATCAGTTGAATGTTGCTATCATCACAGATGGCACGAATCTCGTTAGCTGTTTCAAAAACATGCGAAGCCTCACCACCCCCGCTAGAAACTTCCATGACGATAGTTTTAACTCCAGCTTCAGCCATCTCTTCAACTTGGTCTACCAAGGATTGATAGCTTGTGCCAGCAGCACCGCATAGAGTCATTACAGGTTTGTAAGTGAGAGAGCCATCAACCTTGAGAACACCTAAACCGTCGGCATAAGGTTTTTCTTTAGGTTGTCTAGTGTACGGGTCATCTTCATACTCATCGTATGCTTTGACTACACCGACATCGTTACGGGACTCTAGGTAGTCTAGAATGACGCTGAAAGCACTTGGGGTTATCAAGTGCGGCTTATTGTGAATACTTTCGTACAGCCTAAAGAGGCTGTGTGCTATTGGCATAATGCCTCCTTATGCTGTGTTATCACTGTTATTGGATGATCTATCTTTACCTGTTGCAGACTTTGCAGTTCCATCACCAACTGTACCAACTTCCATGCCTGCACCAGACTTGCTAGATTGGCCTGTCAATGTGGCAGGTAAAGCCTCTTTATCTATCGGCTCGTCATCAGGTTTAGCAGGTACACCAAGCAACTCCCTAACACGATTGAGAACCGGGCGGTCAACTTCAATTGCACTTGTGGAGAACACTCGTTGTACAGCTTTAGAGAATGTCTCAAGGTCAATCTCTTCAACATCTGAATAAAAGAAGTGAGCTATGTTTTCTGTAGACCAGCCATTCTGCTCGTATATGATACGCATCAGATGGCTATTCAACACTTCCGCTATCTCTTTCAAACGATAATCAATAGCGAGAGCAAGAACAGAACTCTTACTTTCTGCTAGTGAGAATGATCCAGAGCCTTCTGCACCTAGTTTGAGAATATCAACAGATAGGGCAGAAAGAATGTCACCTTGCAAGCGACGTATGATTGATTCTGTATCGTACTTCGCACCACCCTTTGACTCCATCAACTCATAAGTGAAAAGTGGGAGTTTGCTTTCAGGGTCAACCATATTTGGTACGAGCAAACCTCTCTGTGTACCTGCATTGTAGTTGTCGATGATTTGCTGAAATGCTGCGACAGCCGCTTTATCTTCAGCAGAAGCGTTAGGGTCAAGGTAGCGCGGAGGAATAGCGATCTTGAGAATGCCTTGAACGTCTTTTGCAACACCAATCAACTCTTGATCTTGCAACAACTCCATTCTTTTGAATGCGAGATAGATGTTCTTATAAATACTGTTTCCTTCAGGGTTGCCCTTATTGGCACTGGCAGAAAACAGCAGGAATTTTTCACGATCAATTTGCAGCTTACCTTGATCGTTTAAACGATTCTGAAAACGGTAAGCGTTTTGAATATTATTTAGTGATTGCTCTACAGCGAGAAGATCAGAACCATCTTCAGAGAAAATCCAACCCGTAATTGTGTCTTGACTACGTACAGGTAGCTTCTTAAGCCCTACCAATCCGTCATTGTACTTACTGCCATTGCGTAACAACCTGCGACGTAGTACAATCTCATTAATACCAAAACCATATTCAAGGTAAGGGATAACGGACTCAATAAATGCTGACCAAGAGTGCTCCATATCATGCATCATTGTTCTAATAACATCTGCACGAGATTTAGCTTTATCGTCAGCACCTTTAGGGGCTTGCACATCCCATCTAACCCTACTTATCATCATACGGTAAACATTCATTGCGCTCCCAACTGTAGGGTTGTTGCGCATCTCATTTACGGTTTGAATGAATTGTGGATAGCGGAATGCTTTTTGAGTTTCTTCTGTGATTTGGCGATTCCTAACTTTCAAGCCTAGAATACCTTGCTCTCCAAGTTGGATACGTGGTATAACTATGCCATCATCAGGCTTCAAATCTTCTTCGGAGCTTTTTGCCTTTTTAGCTTTTGGCATTAAGCACTCCTTTAGGATTAATTAATTTTTGGTATTGGTGATTTTTGTTCTAGCGTAGGGACAGCGAAAGTGGGGAGTTGAATTTGCTTTGCCAGTGTTGAGAAACAGTCAGACACCGCATCAACCTGATCATTTTTCTCCGTTCTGCTTCCACTAAACTGTTCAAGCTCTAGAAAGAATGCTTCGTTCCAATCACCTTTAACCACCCTAACACTACCGCTTTCACAAAGCGCAGCAAAAGGTTGGAATTTTGTAACTTTACTGTTATGCCCTGAAATCGTACATGACCTAGCAACAATACCATTCTCTGCTAATGTACGAATGTAAAACGAGTTGGCTGTACTTCCTGCCGCTCCAGGGTCTTTAGGAATAGTGACAGAACACTCATCCACACCATCTGCAATAGCGGTATCAATCACAGCTTTAAGAACTTTATCTGTCCTATCTCTGAGTCTTACAACATCTTCAACATAGTAGATACCATATTTATCACGACTCATCTTCACACCAGCAGTCCAGTCCGGGTTAGGAACAGCAACAGAGGGCAAAGTTGAGGCAAAGTCCCATGACCTTACTCGTGCAATAGGGTTTATTGGTGATCGATCAACTATTGGTGTCCATTCACGCTTGAAATAACCACTACCGCTTTCCTTAGCAGTCCATGAACCATGCAAATACTTTAATTGGTTGACGTATGGTTGTGCTAATAGGTTAGCAAGATAACTTGTGTTTCTTGGAGGTAGAAGGTAAGGGTTGTCAAACACACCTGTAGGAAGAAAACGAAACGATTTAGGCATACACAACCTAAGACGTTCTTCACCAGACATTTTTAACATGTCATCTTCAGTCATGCCGTGAGCATAAATCATATCTCTTGGCTTACCGTACAACTCATAGCACTCTTCAGGACTATCTGCCCAATGCGCTTTGTTATCGATAACGATAAACCACCTAATCCTGTTCTCAGTACCTTCTACTGGTACACCAGTTTCAGGGTCAAGACTGAAATCAACCCAATTTTTAAGAAAAGAATTGATGTCAGGATTGCACGTCAGGATCAGTTGAGGATGAATCTTTGAGTGCGCAGAACGCAAACGAGACAACAAGAATAACACTTGCTTCTCAGTCCATTTATCTGCTGCTTCGTCAATCAGAGCACGTACAAGCTGAGAACCCTGCCATGAACCTAAATCGTCGTCTGTAGCAATTGCAGAGAACGATACTTGCGCACCTGATGGGAACACCCATTGCATTGCTTGGGATTTGTACACACCACCAAAATCACGATACACAGGTTTCGATTCATCGATTAATCCACCCTGCCTTTTGAGTTCAGGGTATGTGCGACGAAAGATTGTGCATCTAAAATGAGGATCATCCAATCCATCTAAATTCTTTGTGAGGCAGGTAAAGGACTTACCACCCAATATCTTCAAGTAAGTTCGTTACGCTTACCCCGCTGTTAAGCTGCTCCTATTCGCATAGGACGTTGAGACTATATCACCTACCCTTATAGGGTAGCCTTCCGTTTCGGATCACTTGATCCTACTCCCTTGCGGGATAGTCGTTGAACGTCTTTCTCATTTATGAGAAATTTCGCTGCTGATTGTCTCGCAAAGAGAGTTTCCAGCAATTAGAAAGGTTTGCTACGTAAGATTACTCTTACGAGGGGCAGTGTTATTTACCCGCGCCTCCACCGAGTAAAATCACATCTGTATGATTATCGGTGAGAAAAAGCCTCTGCTTCTCTGAGCAGGGGCCGTAAACTTTGGTTTCACTCAATCTGTTATCTCCACTTCATATTTATACAAAGCATCGTAACAACGAGGATCAATCACATCTTTGTATTTGTCTGCTAAAACTTTTAAATACTTCTCTTTCGCTTTCTTATAAGCTTTGAAAGCTTCAGTAGGGCAGTTGAAATAACCTAAATGCCTAGTCTTATTATTCTCTCTAAGGCAAGCCATGAACTTGTTGTGCTGAGAGTGCCAACTTACACCGATGGGATAATCACCCCGCTTTGAATTAGCTTTAGTCAATTGAGAATTAATTTCCGCAGGGACAAACACACAATACTCAGGGCAATAGAGTTTATTGCCTTTTTTCAAAATGTCCTTATCAAGATGAAAACCTTGCTCTTTATATCCTATCTGCTTTTGACACCAATCAGAGAAGTTATCAGCATACAACCATTCATCACAAACTTCTACACCAGTATATGTTGGTTTTCCAGAATGATATTTGGAATTATAAGCCCGTGTCATCATCCCATACCAAGTGTTGTATTCCTTTGTAATCACACCGTTATCGTCGTGTGTTTTACTTTTAAAAGGTTTATACCCAACACCATACACTGTAGGGATGTTTGGATCATAGACACGTTTAGGAATTTTATCAGCACACTTCTTGCAACCTTGACCCCGCTTATGGGAGTTATATACTTGAGAGAACACCCCATGCTCTTTGCAAATAATATCTATCTTCTCTTTTGTTGCTGTGTACTTAACCAACGAATAATCGTAAGTATTACCATGCACGTCAATTAACTCTTTAACTGCTACTTCTTGCGTCAATACTCTCTTTGCCACTACTCAACCTCCCCAGGTCATTGTTATTGAATAATCTTTAATCAGCACACCAAGCGCCTAGGGAGGGACACACAAGATGCACTGATTGAAAACTATTCAGTTGACGACAAAATCCCTCAAGGCTTTCACCATGAGGGACGTTATATTAGTTCTGTGCTGCCACTCTGTCCATGCAAACACAGTTTGGTGTTGCAAAAAATCAACACCTTCTCCACAACATTTTAAAATGCACCCTCCACAACCAAGGAGAAAGGATTTGTGCAAAGGGTACATTTTAAAATGCACAGTTTTCGTCTAAGGTACTGTGTAAACCTTATCAAGCCCTTTAAAGGAACTCTGAATGCTGCAACCTTTACAAACCCTTTGGGCCGACCTTTGCAGGGAAGGAATTAACGCAGCTAAAATTGCTGGTGCTGATCGCAGGACTCGAACCCACCACCCTCTGATTACAAATCAGACGCTCTACCAGATGAGCTAGACCAGCATTATCTCTCACCAAGGAGTTGGTGCGGGAACCGGATAACCAGGATCAGGCTGCTCTACACTACCAAAATCGCCAGGAGAGCAAATCTCCATATACATCATGTCTTGCGAATAATTGAACAAGTAATGCAACAAACCGGGATTCTGACTAACCATATCTCCTGCTTCTACTCGCACAACCTTATCTTCATACATAAATTCTGCCCATCCCTGGAGCATATAGACCATTTGAAAATCTAGAACATGTATGTGCCAACCTGTACCCTTGTCAGGAGGACACTCAGGGTTAGCCTTAACAAGATGAGCAATCACCTTACCATCTGAAGCATTCTTGATACCTAAATCTTTGTAGAGAAAGAATGGACGTAAGCCTTCGCTTCTCCACTCTGTATCTGCAGGTTTAACATGTGAGAATTTCATCACTCACCCTCTTATCTGGTAGTACCTTATTGATATAACCTAGTGCTAACATAAAGTCAAAGTAGCGTTGGTCTAGTACAGTCAAACCAAGGTTGACAGTTTTTACTGAAAACCACTCTGAAGACGTTACGTTGAAAATTTCACCAGCACGTAGAAATGTCTTAGGTACATCACGTAATATTACGTACTTCCCTAAAGTGCTCATTAGGCTATGCTACGGATGGTCGTAAAATCGACAACTGGCCTATTTTTACGTTGTTCTTCCTCTTCATCTTGTGAGAGGGGAACTAGTTTCGTCTGCGGTTGACGATTTAATTTAATCTCTGCTATCATCCGTTGCATCTGGTCATTAGACATGGCTTTCTTAACGTCAATGTCAAATTCCAGTAGTTTTGATGCAGCTTGCATCCTAACTTTTTCGTCTGAACTGGCAAGGAGGGTAACAAGAACATCAATAGCCTCTTTTGAGACTTTGGAAAGTTCTTTAGAGAGTTTGTCTAACTTTACTTTGTCGTTGAGGAAACTAGGATTTTCCTCTTTCGTAACTACGGAAACTGACACAGAGCCGTTATTTTGAGTCATTTTTGGCTCCTTTTCTAATATGTGTATATTATCATACTTTCCTAGATTTGTCAATACCCCAATTATCAAACTAACAATTTTCTCATAAATGAGAAATTCTTCTTGACAAGATGCTTGATAATTGTCAACATACGCTCATCTCAACACACCGTTGAGACATTAACCAAGGAGAACTTTTGAATACTAATGCTGTAACCACGAACGTAGTAGCACAACATACTAATGTTGCAACAATGACAAGTTTGGAACTTGTGGACTTTATTAATGACCTGAGAAAGAACGAAAGCGGTTATGTCCTTCTACGGCATGATCACTTCATGGCTAAGGTAGAGAAAGTGCTTGGAAAAGATGCTCCCAAATTTTTGGGAACATCTCTGTACAAGGGAAATGGATCAGCAATGCTTGAACGAAAAATCTATAATTTCCCTAAGCGTGAAGCAACCCTAATGGCAATGTCGTACAGCCATGAAATATCTGCCCAAGTATATGACCGCATGGAAGCGTTGGAAAAGGAAATTCAAGGTAATGTTACACAGTTTCAAGTTCCAAAATCTTTCCATGAGGCATTACTTCTAGCAGCAAACCAACAGAAACAGATTGAAGATCAGCAACTAGAAATTGCAGAAAAACAACAGGCACTTACTCTTGCAGCACCGAAAGTGAAGTTTCATGATAATTTTGTGAAAGGGAACAACACGTACAACGCAACTGCTATTGCAAAGAAACTTGGTGTATCAGCTTACACTTTGAATAGTTGGCTTGTGGCTCAAGGGGCTATGTACCAAAATAGGAAACACTTGAGGCAGTGGTATATTGATCAAGGGTATGGTGTTGAGAAGTTTGTTGATGCAGGAGAGTACGCAGGAATCTACCAGCAAGTAAGGCATACTAGCGCAGGTGCAAATTGGATTCTGCAAAACTTTGATGTAAATTGGAGAGGTAATGCTAAAGTGGCTTAAATATTACTTAATCGTCATGCAAAGCACAATCACTGGTAAAAGTGTAGTAAATTTCCTTGGAAGCACCTACGCAGTAGCCAGTAACGTTGTAAGGAGAATACGTTAAATATGGAAGTAATGATTTATTGTAGACCGTATGAGGGTACATTCTTAATAAAGTTTCAAGCAGTACCAGACCCTAGATTCACCTTGGCTGATTATTTTCAATCAGTGGAAGATGAGCTAAAGAAAGCGAATATCGGATACCAAAAACCTTTTATGGCCCTGATTCAAGGGGGTAAAGGTGTCTGAAGACGAGCATATTGATATAAATGAATGGCTAGACCGTAAATACAAGGAAGAGCAATACGACGAACTATTTTATGAAGGAGAAAATGAGGACGATTAAAGTTTTTCCAGACTATTGCAGTTCTGGATTATGGGAAGATGGTGCAAACATTGATAAAAGCGAATTTGACGGTATGGTGCCTGAAACAGCACTAATAGCTTTGAAGTATTGGCACTGGATTTGGGAAGTGTGTCAAGACGATGATTACAACTTAACGTTCAGTCCACGTTGGCACAGACAATGGTGGGAAGATGGTAAAGACATAATCGACTGTTTGAACCGCCACACTGAACACTTTCACGATATACAATTTATATACGATGTAAAGGAGCCTGAATAATGAGTGAACAATTTATAAAGCAACACACCGTAGTTTTGTGCCGTTCTTTGGCTGAATTTGTTTATACAATTGATGAATATCGCCAAGCTGGATGGTTATTTGACCCTGATATGCCTCCTGTGGAATTTGCTTTTCAGTATGAGTGTGGCATGATACGAGAAGTTACAGAAGAACAGATTGAGCAGGAGAATAAGCCTAGCAGGGCAGACATTTTGGCTAAAGCTAGGGCAGCAAAGGCAGCGAAAGCAAGGGAGACAGCTAGTGTCTAAATCCGTAGCACAATTGAAACAACGTGTTGTCGAAGCAGAAGCCAAAGTACAATACCTAGAGAGCCTTTTAGACTCTTTTTGGACAGGGGATGTTCCTGATGGTGCCACTTTTAACCATATGATTCTTGCAAAATGGGGTAGGAAACGCTTAGAAGAGAAAGCTAAACAACCTGCTTTACTTGTTAGCAAATAGACAACAGATTTGACAAACAGCTAAGTATCATGTAAAATCGAGATAGGCCCATCTCCATAAGGAATTATCTTAAAGGATTATCCTAGAGGATTTGACATGTAAAATTTTTAATAAGAGGTACAAATCTGTGAGTAAAAACGCAGTAAGAAATAGGAAAAAAGAAGAACCATCACCGAAAGAGCAGTTTCTAAAATTAGTGCAAGAGCAGGAATCTTACGAGAAACCACAAGCTACTCCTAAGTTTGAAGCTGCTAATAGTAACCAGAAAACAGCTTTAGCGTACCTCAATGCTGGAAAAGAAGTGGTGTTTTTAGTTGGTAGTGCAGGAACCGGAAAATCAATGCTGGCTACTTATCGAGCAGCTTGTTTGTTGAAGCAGAAGAAAGTAAACAAGGTTTATCTGGTTCGCCCTGCTGTCTCTGTAGGTAAGTCGGTAGGTATGCTTCCTGGGGATATTAAAGAGAAGCTTGCCCCTTACTTCATGCAAACTATGGCACACTTAAAGAATTTCCTTGGGAATGGGTATATGAATTATGCCCTTGATAAAGGGATGGTTGAAATGTTGCCAGTGGAGTATCTTCGTGGTGTGAGTTTTGAAGATTGCCTAGTAATTGCTGAAGAAGTGCAAAACTTCAGCAGCGAAGAAATGGAAATGATGCTAACCCGCTTAGGTAAGAATTGCCAAATTATCTTTACTGGTGATCAGAAACAGCATGACTTAAAAGGTGTAAGTGGTTTGGAGAAGACAATTGCTTTGCTTGATCGTATTTTGTCTACGCAACCAGCTTATATGTCACACGAAGAGTTGGACACACTTGATGATGGTGTTGGGATTGTCAAATTTACTCCAAACGATGTAGTACGGTCTGGAATAACTAAAGCGTTTGTTAAAGTGTTTTACAATAACGAACATTGATATAAGGAACTAGCATGTTAAATTTAAAAGCTATTCACGAACAAGATAACTCTGTTCGTATAAACAAAGAGGGTAATGCTCGTGCTGGTTATCCGTATTACTACACGAATGAATTCCAAGTGTCATATACACCTATTCGTTCAGGTATTTTCAATATTTACTTGTTCGGAATTATTGAAGATGCAAGTCAGTTTGTTTCAGCTATTGAAGTGCTAAATACTGCTTCTGAGAATGATGCGGTATATATCCACCTATCTACTCCTGGTGGAAGTATCGAAGCTGCGGATACATTCATAGATGCTATGCGCAATTGTGAAGGTAGAGTGGTGGTGAAAGCATCAGGAGGTTGCCATTCTGCAGGAACCATTATTCTGATTAATTCCGACGAGTTCATTCTGTCAGAGAACTTTCATGCACTCTTGCACAATGGCAGTACAGGTAGTGGTGGTAAATTCTCTGACTGGAAAGCGGAAGTAAGGCACACAGAAAAGTATATGGAATCTATTCTGCGTAAAACTTACGAAGGATTTCTTACAGCAGAGGAAATTGAGCAATTAATTGAAGGCAGGGATTTCTGGCTTGATGCTCAACAATTCTGCGAACGTTATGAAAACCGTAATGAAATGATTCGTGGTAAAATGGCAGAAGTGCAAGCAGATTTTATGCAAGCCATTGGTCTTGGTCAACCTGAAGAGAAGGCTGCAAAGCCTAAGCGTAAGAAAGCACCTAAAGCTGAAAACATAGAGTTTATTGAAGCCTAACCTAGCCCGTGTCCGAAAAGGGCATGGGCATTTTTGTTTGTCAAGGAGAAAATGAAAGAGTGAGTAATATTAAACGTGCTGGAACATTGACACTATACGAGATGCCATATGGTGCAGAGATACAGGATGATTCTGGTTATATTATTGTATCTAGTGTTGAAGAAGCCGAAATGGTGATTGAAAGTTTAACTAGAATGATTAAGGTGTGGAAGGATAGAGATGAAACTTAAAATTTTAGATGTTGATTCCTTATGCAAATATGACATACACCCATATGATCACCATATATGCCAAGACGAAGACGGTGAAGAGTATCGTATTGATTTAATGGTGGATGGTGGCTTCAGTGATGACTTTGACCCTAAAAGTTTAATTGGTAAAACTGTAGAGATTAGTGACATGCACACATATCTATACATCGCTCATAACGTGAGGGTAATAGATGAGTAATACATTTCTGATATCAGACACCCACTTTGGTCATGTAGGTTGCACTAAGTTCATGAATGACGATGGAACCAAGATGAGGCCATGGGATGACGTTCATGAAATGGATGAAGCTCTTGTAGCCAATTGGAACAGTGTTGTAAGACCACAAGACAAGGTATATCACCTTGGGGATGTTGTAATCAACCGTAAGGCTCTAAAGACCCTAGAAAGACTTAACGGTGATAAAGTTCTTATTCGCGGTAATCATGACATCTTTAAGCTAGGAGAATATACACAATATTTTAGGGATGTTCGTGGTGTGCATGTGTTGGATAAATTTATTCTGTCACATATCCCGCTACATCCTAGCAGCATTGGACGTTGGACAGCGAATATTCATGGGCATTTGCACAGCTATAGAGTAAAGGCAGAATGCCTTGTGTATAAAGACGGTGAGATATTTACAAAGGTTGATACTATTGATTCACGCTACTTCTCTGTATGTGTAGAACAAATCAATTACACACCTATCCCACTCGAAACAGTGAAACAATTAATTAAGGAGCAGCAACAATGAAGAAGTATTTAGCAGCAATAGCACTAGCTCTCACCCTCTCCGCTTGTGGAGGAAGTTCAGAAACTACTGTAGAACAGCCTACAGTGATGCCTGAGCCGATTATAGTAGTGGAGGAACAACATGCACTAGTATGTAGCGAACAAGGCAATTGCCATCATGACAAGGAGAAGAAATGAGATTGTCAGTAATAGATGGTGATCCTGGTTACGCTCCTTACAACCTAATCAAAGATAAAGGTTCTGTGAAAATCTTTCTTGATGATGAGGAATTACGTTTGTGCTATACAGCAGATGAAGAACTTGGCATGGTAGTGAAGACAGTGGTAGACGATAAAGGAAACATTGTACTAACACCAGACGGATATGAAGTTGCTGCTGAAGTGTTGTATGGTGATGTTAGGATTATTGTAGGAGAGCAGAATGAGTTGGAATAATATTATCCCTTGGCAATGGCTTGCTCAAAAGATAGTGTATTGGCAAGCAAGACAATGTTGTGCTTTTGAAGATGAAGTGCATGTAACAGAGCTAAGGGAGGATTGGCTTTAATGACAACAGTTAAAGAATTAAAAGAATTTCTAGAAACCTTACCAGAAGATATGTCTGTAGAAGTGCTTGAGGAATATGCTAGTGGTTGGGAAGTGAGTACACGATGGGTAAGTCTAGAATTAGACACGTATTGTAGTAATTGTTGTGTTTACGGTGGAGCACTGTACATAGGAGAGACATGAAAACCATCATTACTGGAAGCAGGGATATTACAGACTATGACATTGTAAGGAATGCTGTAATTGAATCTGGTTACTGGAAAGTGTGGTGAAAACTGATTTAAAATAAAAGCCCCTTTATAGGGGCTTATTTTATTCAATAACGATACGTAATCTTCCTGTCTGTTGGTTCTTCCCAACAATCACTGTCAACCCATCCACCACTAGCTCAATCTCCCTACTAACCTTTACAGGGTGCTTTACAGGTTGTGTAGCATCCACTTCCTGTGCTGGTGGAATGTAGGCAGGAGCAGGGGTTCTAGGTCTAAGACTGGCAAGGTCCATAGAAGTCTTATCCATATCCCGCCAATAAAACCCTACTCGATACTTCTTATCCCCTGTTTGGCTAGAAGGCACAGTGACTTTGACAATAAGATTATTCTCATGCAGAGTTCTAAGCTTATCCCTTATCTGTATTTCATTCTTAGCCACTTCCTTTACAGCAGGGTTTTCCCACACATCCCTAATTGTAGCAGGGCTTTGGGTTCTCGCAGCTTCCTTCAACACTTCTTCCATGCGATGAAACAGAAGCATTTGTTGTTGAATCGCAGTTGTTTGTTGGTTGTTTGTAGCCATGCTATGCTCCTTTCTTCGGCTTGGTCTTCATCGTAAAAGTGACGATACATTGCATCAGCTTCTTCTGCTCGTCTGTGGTGAGGTTGAATTCATGAGCCACTTCAGAGACATATTGCCCAACCAGTGTAAATGGCATGCTAGGTTCAAGAGCCAGCGCCTTACTAGCTATCCTAGCAATCTTTTCAATGAAATCATCCTTGTCCATGTTGATTCTTGATCCGTTTCCATATTTATACCGAGTAACCATAATCACTCCTTAGAAGAAAGTTATTACAACTAGGGCTATAGCGAAATACGGAAGCTATAGCTTTATCATCAACAACTTCTCATTCGTCAAATGCTCTAAAAACTCAATATGCGTATAGCCAGTGGCTTTGATGGCTATTTCATCCTGCATAGTGCAATAAGGACCACCAGCAGTTCCAGGAACTACGATTTTAAAATCCAATCCCTTTAACCAATCCGTTAATGCTGTTTCCCACTTATGGTAATCCCTCCCATAAGCACCAGCAACAGATAAGATCATCTCATCCTCCTTGTCCGTTAAATCGTACAATAAGCCTTATAATGTCCATTTTAACGGACATTAAGCAGCTTTCCTATTGTATTGCTCTTGCCTTACATTCCATTCTTGTTCATATTCTTCCATCTTCCCTTCCCAAGATTTGAGATTCCTATGAATCGTATTCCTGGGAATGTTGTACAACGCTTGCAACTTCTCATACGACAAACCTTCTGCTTTCTTTTCCATCAATTCTTTCAGCATAGCAGGGGCGATTGTTAAAGGAGCACCAAGTTTAGTTCCTTGTGCTTTGGTGCGGTCTAGGCCAGCCTTAGTACGCTCAATCAACAAATTCTTTTCCATCTCAGCCATAGCAGCCATCATCGTAACCAACATCTTTCCAGTGCTAGAGGTAAGGTCAGTTCCATCGAATTGCATCACTCTCAGACGGATACCCAACTTCTTAAAATCCTCTACAACCGACAATACATCAATCGCATTCCTACCCAACCTATCAACTGCAGTGACGATTACAGTGTCTCCTGCTTTAGCCCTAGACATCATGTATTTAAACGCTGTACGCTCACAAGCTTTAATGGAGCCAGAAATACCATCTTCTGAAATATATTCATCAACGGTAAATCCTGCATCAGCGATCAGCTTACGTTGGTTCTCAGTGGTTTGATCATGCGTTGTGGTGGAGACACGGATGTATGCGAATGTTGTCATTTAATTCCCCTACAAGTGATTGAACATGTAGCTAGTGTAGAGGCATATCCCATTAGTGTCAATAACTTTATGGGAAAATATTCTAATTTGTTTGATATTGCTCAAACACCAGAGCATATTGCTCAAACACTCTTTCTTTGCTACAATGCTAATGCAATTTTGCACAACATAGGAGAATGAATGACTAATAATGTAACGTTGATGCTTGGTGATTGTATTGACAAGATGAAAACCCTTCCAGATAGCTCTGTAGACTCTATAATAACTGATCCTCCCTACGCTTTCCCTGGCGGGTTCATGGGCAAAGGATGGGACAATTTTGATGGACAAGAAGATGCTGCTTTCGGCTACTGGTTTGCTGGATTTACAGACGGTGAAGGTCACTTTAGAGTTCAGAAACATGAACGTGGTACACATACTTGCGCTTTCCAATTAAAACTGAGGGATGATGATTTAGCTGCTCTTGAGCGAATTAAACGTTTTGTCGGGTATGGTTCAATTTCTTTTGTAGAAGGAGATGGAAGTAGTAACCGACAAGCGGTGTATGTGATACAAAACAAAGATGGTTGCGATAGGCTAGTTTCTATTTTTCGTAAGTATCCTCTCACTGCGAAGAAAGCTTTAGATTTTGAAATTTGGGCAGAAGCAGTAGAAGAATGGCTTGAAAGACCAAGGGGTAATCGCTGGTATGGTGCTGCGGATCAAACTCGTGCAGCAATTTTGAAAGCAAGACTAGAAGATGTTCGGCGTTACACTGATACACCTTGGTCTGGAAATAACTTTCAAGATTGGGTTCGTCAATGGGCTAAAGAGTGTTTGAGGGTGTTAAAACCAGGAGGTCACATATTGGCATTCGGATCACCAAAGCAATACCATCGACTAGCGGCAGGTATTGAGGATGCAGGTTTCGAGATTAGGGATCAGATACAATGGATTTTTGGTTCTGGATTTCCGAAAAGTCATAACTTAAAAGGTGAGTGGGAAGGTTGGGGAACTGCTTTAAAGCCAGCACATGAACCAATCTGTGTAGCACGTAAGCCATTAGCAGAGAAGACAGTAGCATCGAATGTGCTTAAATATGGCACAGGGGGGATTAATATTGATGAATGTCGTGTACCAGTTGACCCTGAATCTGATTCATCACAACTACGAACAATGAATAGAAGTGAGAGAGACGCAGGGAGAGTTTTTGGTAAATACACAAATGGTGACACAACACAGGTAGTTCATACAGAAGGAAGATGGCCTGCTAATATAATTCACGACAGTAGTGCTGAAGTTTTGGAATTGTTTCCAACCACAACAAGCGGGAAACCAGCAGCAAAGCCAAAAACAGAGAGTGTTAAAACTGAGGGGTGGGGGAACATAGGAATAAATGGACATGGACACCTATATGGGGATACGGGGTCTGCAGCACGTTTCTTTTATTGTGCTAAAGCTTCAAAGAAAGATAGGGGAGAAGGAAACAACCACCCCACTGTGAAACCTCAAGAACTGATGAAATATCTTGTACGTCTTGTCACTCCACCTAACGGGATTGTGCTTGATCCTTTCATGGGGAGTGGGAGTACAGGGGTTGCATGTCAAGCTGAGAATTTTGGATTCATTGGGATTGAGCAGAGTGAAGAGTATTTTCAGATAGCACAGAATAGGCTAGAGAGAATCACACTTGAAAGTGTTGCTGAAGCAGCGTAATTTTATTTAAAAATTATTTTCAGGGAGGGCAACTAGCGTTGTCTTCCCTTTTTGTTTGGTTGTAAATATCCTGTTAGGAATAGGTAAAAATCGAATGTGTGGCTTAACCACCCCGGCTGGCCCTGATTCACCCTCGCCAAGACTCCAAAATATCCCTACAAGCAGCGATCTCACCCAGGACATAGCAAACCATGTCCAACGCTTAAAGCCTCTCAAAACGGCTCTAATTCAGTTTAAACAGCATGTGTATTTATACAGTGTTTTAGGGTTGGCATGGATATTGCTTAGGATAACTTAGGTCTGACTACTGTATTAACACATGTGTTTATGTACAGTAGTCCATCCCATTAATAGGCTTATCCTGTTTACGCTCGGTAATGGGACGGAATAACACTGTCTAAGAGGTAGGAAAGATGCACATATTAGTCATACACTTAGATGTACGCTATGCTGCATGGCGCTATGTATACCTGTTGACGGACCAGCATGCTATGTGACGGCATAATGCATATGGCATGCATCTTGCTTGTGTTGGATGCACAAAACATACCTGTATGTTGCATATAAGCAAGGTTTCGCACTGGTTCATGTATGCACTGTTAACATGATGTGCTAAGAAGGAGGCACTGATGACGTGCTTAACCAAAGCACATGTTTAATCTATAACCAATAATGCTGTTTAGTCTATAACCAAAGAACATGTTTAATCTATAACCAATAAGAAGCCATACAATAAACTTATACACAGATATCATTAGTTATCCACAAACTTATCCACATATAAAGTTCTTTTAATTATTTCCTTACATTAATTGTTTTTAGTATGCACTAAACAACAAACACTAATAAATACTCGTCTAATCAATGGCTTATAAAGAGCCTATAAGCTATTTATAATCGCCTTATAGGCTCTTTGCACAAACACAATACATACTAGATTAAACACTGTTTTAACGGTCTATTAGGCCACTACATAATGCCTGTACATGTCCCATGCTTGAGCATAGCTTCCGTACAATACCTATGTCATGCCTGAAGCTATGCCTTTATTCTGTTTTGTTTTTAGTTTCATACATTAGTTTTTCTTTTAAGGAATCCTTTAAAATGTTGTTTTTAGGATATGTTTCCTGTATAATTTACGGTTCTTTCAAGGAACCTTTAAAGAGTCTCTTATATAGGTTGGAAAAATTACTTTATGGACAATCTGACAAAATCCTTTATACGGTTCCTTGTAAGGTTCCTTGTAAGGTTCCTTGTAAGAGTCTCTTATATAGGTTGGAAAAATTATATTTAGTTAAGAAAGGATTGATACAGGTAGTATGTTTAATGAATTTGAAGAGTCAGAGATTCCAGAATTAACACCTGAATTTTTAGATAGTTTGAAAAAACACTTCAGGAAGCGTTATAGACCTGCAGACAAGGAAATCATTCGAGATTATGAGAATAGGTTGATTAATGACATGCCGGAAGAGCAAGAACCAAAGCCGGGAAGAAAGGTTAAGACATTAAATAATGTTGATATAAAGGAGAGATTCAACGGCATAGAGTATGCTGACATGGCAAGCATGTATCCGCGCATTGATGATATCTTGCATGGCGTTTGTAGACTCGATACAGGAAACAATACAAGGCCATTAAGCAAAACTCTTATATTTAACATCATGGCTAATGCTGAAGAAATTACCATTGGATTGATTATGCATGTTTGTGATGTAAAGAAGAGCCAAGCATATAATTATCTGAAAGCTTGTAGGATAGCTAGTCGGATGATATTGAATGAGTTTAAAAGGAAATGAAGATTGACAACTACATTTGAAGAAACATTACAGGAACAATTAGACGTTATAGCTAGTCATGTAGATAGGCATACGCTTGATAATATGGATTATGGGGCGATTAATGCCTTGTCTAAAGTCTTATATGACGGTATAGCATGGACATTGACAGACAAAGAGATTATCAACCTATACCGTATAACAGCTAACACTTTCCTATAAATGAATAAAGCCGGGAAGATTCCCGGCCTTGTTTGATGTTAACTTAATTTGTTTACATGTATGAGTACACTATGCAAGGCATTGGAACAAGGCTCTTAGCACATTCTTCAGCTTCTTTATATGTATCAAAGCCAATTACTTCTTTAGTAACAATTTTACCAGTATTGATAATCAAGAGTTTGAAAATCCAGGTTTGACGGTTCATTTTGTTTCCTTTCGTTTGCTTGTTGGTATGACTAGATATTAGATCAAACAATTAAGGAATGCAAGCATTATTTTAAATAAATTGTAACAAACACTAAAAGCCGGGAAGATTCCCGGCCTTGTTTGTTGTTGGTAGCTTAGTTTAAAACTGATAATCTAAACTTAATTTACCCGTCATGTTTTGCGATTTCAATTCTTTAACGATTTTATTTATCAATGCTTGTTTGCTTTTTGCGCTAACTTCAGCCTTCGGTAATACGTCAATCTTAGCAAACAATGTGCTGTTTTCATTCCTGATAGTGGCTTTGGCATTAGTTTCTATTTTATTACGATCGTCCATAAAACCATATCCCATATAGAAGCGATCATTGCCGATTGCTGCATTCTCTCTTCCATCTCTCCAGCAATAAAGGACATCAGTGAAAGGAAGTGTTTTGTGTTCTACAACTTTAACAAATGCACCTTGTTTTTTGAGATTGTCAATTGCTTGTTTCATCTCCGAAGGATTGCGGAAAGATATTTTTGCCATAATTGCTTCCTTTCATGTGTTTTGTTGGAGTAGCTTCACTATAACAAACACAAAAAGCCAATGCAAGCATTATTTTAAATAAATTGTAACAAACACTAAAAGCCGGGAAGATTCCCGGCCTTGTTTGTATTACTTATCTTGTTTGTCAGATTCTATCTTCTAAAAACCTCCATAATTCTTTCATCCCATTGTAGAGGTTGATTTTTACACAATCATATTCTTTCCAAGATTCACTTCCACTATATACCATAACAGGATCATACACTCCAATTGTCAATCCAGAATCATCAATTTGGAAAGCTTCATATTCTTGCTTTGCAAGAATGGCAATAGCTCTATCTGCTGCTGTACCAATGGTTTCTGGCTTGATACGCTTGGTTGTTTGCATGATATTTCTCCTTGTTACTAGTTGGTTGCGATGTGTTCATAATAGCAAACACAAAAAGCCAATGCAAGCATTATTTGCACTGGCTTTGAAAATAATTTGAGGAATGTCAAACATCTAATAACTTGTTTATAGCCTGTATAAGCTCTTTTCTAGTGCTAGTGTATAGGCGAGTAGGACCAACATTAAAAGAAGTCCTATAGCGCCCCCCCAATAGCCTGTAGGAGTGCTATCGTTCCTATAGAAAGGGATTCCTCTGTATTCAAAATCCCCTTCGCCTAAATTCTTTACTGTATGCTTTCCAGCCATTGATTATTTTCCTTTGAGGTCAGATTGATATTGTTCCATTTACGATCAAACGTTACATCATAATCTTGTCCAAAACATACTTTCACAATATGCTGAATGGTTTCGTTCGCACCATCAATTACAATCATTCCTTTACCAAGAAACATTCCAAACAATTTACGCTGATCTGCAGCTTTCATCGTTCCTTTGAACTTGCCGCATACGCTGCCAGTCTTCTCTAACAGGAAGAAAGCCAAGTTTTGAGCGATTTCGAATTTCTTCATTTTGTTTGCCTTTCATGTGTTTGTTGGTATGTCTGAATCATAGCAAACAACAAAACAGAAAGCAAGCATTATTTCAAAATTCTTTTGAGCTAAATCAAACAGGATTCGTCAGAATCCATACCATCTAATACGATCTTTCTGTCTTTCTCTTCGCTCGCTATCTCTCATACGCTTGTATTCTTTCCTGATCAATTCAACCAATGGCTTTTCAGGATTCCAAACAAGCGTATTGCCACCTGCCTGGAGCTTTTCACAAATCTGTAAATGGTTCCATGAATTTCTGACATAGCCACCATCGATAGGAGCAAACACATTGTATCCATATGTTTCATCAGTAACAGAGCATTTATAGCTAATAAACACTCTGTTATGTGCAATAGCTTTAATAATTGTTCGCATGACCTATTCCTTATTCATTGGTTTATGCTAGTCAAAATTGATTTTAATCCAAAATCTTTACACTTGAAACACCGAACCTATCAATATCGACATCATAATCGAATGTCTGCTTTCCTCTTTCACCTAATGTGCCACCACAAATACAGTCTTTCATACCACATAATTTCGACCTAATAGACCTAATCCGGCGCAATGATAAAACGTCGCCAGGTTTTGCATAGAATGTTGCTTGTGTATTGTGGAAATCATTAGTAATGATATATCGCATGATGTTTCCTTATTCATTATCAGACATTACACCACCCATATTCATCTGCATGCTGTCTAATTACAATCTTTGGCATGATATGCCTTTATTGAGAATGTTTATCAATCCAATCTTTAGCACACACTGCAGCCGACTTACCTGCATCGTAATATTCCCTAATGTGTGCCATTGATGGATATTCAATATCACCATGCATCAAACAATACATGTCAATCTTGATTTCAACTGATTTGATGAAATTTTGTGATGTCATGTCTTCCTCTTATAAGGATTAACGAAATAAAACTTTATTTACCATCCGTCCAATGGTAATTCCAGAAACGATACATGCGGAAATCACTAGTATCATGATATGTCGCCTTTCCTGAATTTGTTGAACATGTAGCGATTATGTATGCTCCTAATACGCTTGTCAAGCTAAATTTACACATTATTACAAATCTATTTCTAGGCCATTTATAGGCGATTAGAGAGGTTTTAAGCTGTGCTAATAGGGTAGCATATATGCTGATATGTCATCGCTCCTATGGCCTGTAGAATGGCTGGAAATGGATAAAATAAAAGCCGGGGGAATTTCCGGCTTTGTCAGTGTTACTCTCACCAATGCTCATTATATTCTTGCGATGTCATCGGTCTATGATAGGCTTGCTGTATTTCATATGACGGAAATTTAGCAATCACAGAATTTCCGCGTGAATCTTTACTTATTTCTACACACTCGCCCGAATTGAGAATGTACACTTTTGCATCCCTGTAAAACTTGCCCGATTGATTCAATTGTTTTGCATTATAGATTGCTTGATATTCGAGTTTATCTCCTTCAACTGTGAAAGCATGGAATATTTCAGGTTGAATAGCTTCGCCATGTTCGGCTTTGTAGTTTTCCAGGTACGCTTGATAACGTTTTGCTTGTTTGCCCATTTCCATGATCACTTCCTTTCATGTGTTTGTTGGAATGATTCAATGCTATACCATCCAAAAACAGAATGCAAGCGATTTTTAATGTTTCCTTGCTTTTATTTCCCTATGCCAATGTAGCGCTTCAAGCGTATAAACTTTCCTATTCTCTGCTTTCCTACTGGCTTTAGACAATTTCAAGGCATGTGCTTTTTGGATCTTTGCATGAGCGATAAATAAGAGCATGTCATTATCCCTTGGTTAATGAATTGTTAATGTGTCTTGCGTTCTTCATTTTCTGGAATTCTCTTTTTGTGAGAATCCTCGAAATTTCTACATTAATAGAACATCCAACCTTACCTAATGTAATAACTCCTATAATCCCGGTAATCAAATAACCAATAGACACAAGAAAACTATAGGATAATGGTTTTCTTGAAATGTAGAATATGTTCCACATATTATCACCTTACATCGAAACCGGCGCATTTAGCGGCTTTAAGCCAATATTTAAGTTTCCTATCCGGATTATCTCTTGAATAATGAATTGCTGTACTTTCATAATCTCCGGTCTCGAAATCTTGATCAGGTTCGCTGGAAAACCATGTTATGTATCCTGATGCCTGTATTGGCATGCTTGACGGCATATAATGCGATTCCATCAATCCAACTAATTCACGGAATGTAACAGATTCATTCTTTGCTAAAAATCCTGATTCTGCTATATCGCCGTCCTGAACTGATTCTTCCGTTAGAATCGCATATGTTCTATTGATTAAGATCATGGTTTATTCCTCCGGCTTGAGCCATTCAATATTGATAATGCTTTCTTCAAGTTCTAATTCCTGACACATGTCAGCATGATCAATATATCCGGCCTCTTTACAATATGTGTCTAATGCTTCATCCATGTCATTAGCTTCTATGATTTGCTCTTGCGCGATAATATCTAAACACCATACTCTGAACTTATACATGATCATATCCTTTGATTATAGACGATTATAGACGTTTAAATGTAAGCAAATAGGCTTTATTCATACCTCCCTATTGGTGCATCTAGCGGGCCGTCCGCATATTCGAAATCTAAATCTAGTGGCAATGTAAACACCCACTCTTGAAATGCACATCTACTATCTTGCGCAGCATAAAACCATAAGCAATTATGCGTTATGTAATCCATAATTTAAACTTCATGAATCCGTTTTACCAATGGCGTATAATCATATGTTTCGACAATCATTGCTCTTTCTGAGCAATACGGCAGCCATGAATAAGCCCCCTTCATTGTCCAGCAAAGAATAGATGTACCATAATTATCAATTACTTTGTATTTAGCAAAGTAATCCTTTGCCACGTTATTTACAGATTTGCAAGCTTTGCGAATGTCAGATTTGACAGCTTTAAAAAGATTTTTGGTAGCGGATTTCGTTTTCATAGCTTGTTATCCTTTGGTTTGTTGGACTGGAGTTATTATACTGAAATTTAGAAAACTACAACATGTTCGCAGATTGACTTATGCCAATAAGTATAAGAAATTCCTTGCTTTTTGAGTTCCATTATGAATTTACGAACATGTAATTCAGAATCAAATGTTTTAGTGGTTTTCATGGCTTGCTTTCGTTTGTTTGTTTGTTGGAATGATTCAATCTTGCTGGAATTTCTTCCAGCATGTCAAGCATTATTTATTCGTCCATCAACTCTTGATAGAGTTCATCCAACTCTCTAGCATACTTTTGCGCATTGATCCAGTCAACATACAAGGATAAATCAACTGTACAGTTTTTAAACTTCCTGTATGCTTGATCTTCAGCATTTTGAGCTTTGACAATCTTTCCAAGAAGTTCAAGTTGAGTATTTACATTCATGGCATCACCTTGCTATGTGTTTGTTGGAATGATTAGAGCATAGCAAACAAAAACAAGGAATGCAAGCGATTTTTTAAATTATTTTTCAGAAATGAAAAAGCCGGGAATTTCCCGGCTTTGGTTGATTGCTCATGCTCTATTTGCTTGCATACATTCGTTTATGCTCGCTCCTAGTCCATTGTTTACCGGCATGGCGCGGTTTGTCATTTCCAGGTTTAGACTCTTTTGTGCGAATGATTTTGATAAATGATTGATTGTTATGCATGCTGTATTCTCCGTTGTTGGTTTGTTAACTATTCTTCATTATTTGCAAAGTAATCTTTTTCTAAACTATATGCACCAAACTCTGTATATGGAACTTTTACAGCATCCGATTTTTTACCAAAAGCATCATATAACCCCACACCATGTCCCATGGCTTGCATTGCCGCATAATGTCCAAAATTTTCCGGCGTATGATCTATATCGCCCTCGCCTTCAGTATGTTTGCAGAGTATATCGAAAATTTCATTTATCGGTCTTCCGTAATGCCTTTCCATTTCCATGCATAGCGTATTTGCAGCATGTATAGCAGATTTGTCTATTTCTTTTGGCATGATATCCATAATTTCAGCGCCAGATAAAATAGAGCTATTGCCTGTATCTTCAGCCTGATCGGCCCATGCTGATGCAAAAAAAGCTTTAGCCATAGCTTGCAAAATTTCTTGCTTTACTCTTTCCTTAATATGCTTAGAGATTGCAAGCTTTGCAGCATGCATGCTTTTTATTCCAGTTTTGCGCCACTTGTAACCATATCCTGTAGGAGAATAAATAACTTCTAACTCTTCCTTATTTCCGAATGTTTGAACATGGATATAGTATCCTGATTTGTATTGAATCGTTTGCATTGTCATGATGGTTTATCTTTCGTTTGTTGGGAAATGAAGTTATTAATTATTCTGGAAAATTTGTTTCAAGCCAATCGACACAATTTGCACGTTTCATCGATGAAAACATTATTTTGCCTGATGATATACAAACAATCTTGTATAGTGCTGCCACTTTTGTAATTTTAAAGAGATTGCGCATATTATCGCACTCCAGCTAATTGTTTAAGTTTATTTTGCAATTCAATTTTAGACATAATCACTGTTTTATTTTGCTGTATCCATTCCTGTACTTTTGGATTGTCTGCTATCTCTCCAAGTGCAAAAGAAGCATAAGCGGATTTTGGCACTCTATTCGAGAATTTCCAGGTTGTAGGCGTTACACTATCAACGCCAAAAGTAAAACCTGATTTATCAGCACCATTAATATATACAGTGCGAATAGTTGCCATGATCATATCCACTCCAATTTATAACGATAACAATTCAACATGATGTATTTGTTTCTCTTTGATGGTTTATTACTTAAATGATTTGGAAAGATTGCCATTCTCTTCATTCCTAGTTTATCGGAATAAATCCTTATTTCCTCATCATGGAATTTATGAGCGTACACTGTAATCATTTCCAATCCTTTGCATTTTCGTCATCAGTTAATGATTCTGTTTCAATTCCTGCCAATTGATGAAATGCTTTAACTTTGAACCATCGATAATATCCCATTCCTGATTCATCGCATATACGAATATCAGCACCATTATTCAAAGCTTCTTTGTCAATTGCATCGGCGGCTTTTTGGAAAGTTTTATACAGTTTGTTTCCGGCTTGCTTGTTTGTGTATATCCGATATCTAGACATGGCGCAACATCCTCTAAATGTAGTTTGTCAGAATAGGTCGGAAATTATAGGCTTTCCGGCTTGCCTATTGTTTGTTACTCGCCAGTCAATATAATTTCAATCTGTTTAAATTGTTCAGGTGTTATATTAATCCAATTAGTTGCGCCATGCTCAGATTGAATTTTAAGCCTGATAATTCCATTCTTATTTTCAGGAAATAAAGACAATGGACAAACCTTATAAAATTGATCGGCAATGTATTTATTCATTTTAAAATCCTCTCTTAATCCAGTATGGATCATATGCGAAAGGTACATCGAACCATAATTTACCATCGATGGCGCATTTAAAAATCGTTGCGTTGGATTCCTGTAACGGAAATTTATTTAATATTTCTTTTGTCTCTTCCGTTACAGGAAAATATAAATCAGATTCATGGTTATCGGTCTGTATGTTTGCATTGGTCAAATCAGAATATAAAGTCATTTTGTTTATTCCTCTTCGCTCAAGTATTCTTGAATGATAGCTGCAGCTTTTGCATTAACTTCGGAAAAGTTTATTCCTTGCTTTTTCCACACCTCCGTTATTTTGCGGAATGTATACTCGGTCGAGTCATGCAATGCTGCCAGTAAAGTTAGTTCCTTTCCTATTGCTAGCCAAGCTTTATCTAGCATCTTGCCTTTCTTGCCTGCTATGTTATTTCTAATGATTTGTTCTGCAAGAAGCATCGCACCACATCCAAAGGAACCATTCAAAATCCAGGTAATACGATTTACGGAACCTTCAACATCAGGTGCTTCCTCTTCTCTCCAGAATCCAAGCTTTGAACGTTTTTCAAGGAATTTATATTCTGATTTGAGTTCGCTGGATTCGTATTTATCAAGCGGTTTATCTGCAAGGATTTCGGACAGTGTATGCATGGTATGCTCTTTTGGTTTGTTGGGAAGTTATGTCGTTATGTTTCCGACATGTTTTGTATTATGCTGGAATGCTTTGTAGCTTGTCAAGTGTTATTTACTTTTTGGCTCAAATCCAAAATAAACCTTATCACTTCCTTTCCAGATAAAACCAGATGGTTTATCAACTAAGTATGAACCTTTCCCGGCTTGAAAAAACTCTTCCGTTTTCCGCTTGTCTGTATCCCTATGTGTAGAGAATAAAATGCCGTCAACTAAATAGCAGAATTCCAGATTTTCGCGCTCTATTCTCTTTTGCTCAGCTCGCATCAATCCATATACAAAACCATGCATATAGACCGAGTAAACATGTTTTGGTTTTGTTTTCCCTACTTTGCGGTAAAGTTCGGAATAAATATTTTTCTTGTAATACTCGATTGCATCTTCTTGTGTCATCTTGCACAGTTTGACCATGTGGAAAACGTCGCTTACTCTAGTTTCCCATTGTCCCATATTTAAAATAGTATTTTTCATGTCGTCTACTTTCTGAATGTTTGGAATGTTTGCCGATGCTGGAAATGTTTACTCTTCAGTCACTATCCCGAAATATGCATATGTATCTTCGCCTGCATTCCTACAGAATGTTTTACGCTTGTCGCAATCTTCAAACAATTCATTAGCGGAATTATGCAAATCTTCAAAATCTTGCTCAGTCGCTTGTCCATCAGGTAAGTATCCACTCCATGCATTGATCTCATCTTGCAAAGCTTCCAATACTTCACCATTCCGCATTTTGCCATTAATCGGCACTGCTAACACTTCGCCTCCGAATCCTTGAAAATAATCAGGATAGCATGTGTCAAGATATTTAAGATGCATTATAGGTTCCTTTCTTGTTTGTTGGAAATGTTATTGTAATTGAATTTTTCTCATTTGTGAGAAATTTTATTCATTGTCATTTGTGCCGATGTATTCTTGTATAACTTCGCCATCTTTATAGATTGTTACAGATTCACCTGCAAACCTTCCATATCTAGACTCAGATAATCGCTTGCATTCGCCATATTCTCTATCAGCATCAATCGGATTATTCCCTACCCATACAGTGCCGACATTAGACACCACTACTTCAAATTTTGACATGTTGTTGTTTTCCTTGTTTGTTGTTGACATTGCTACACTAGCAGAAAGTTCCAAGCCATGCAAGAAATATTTTCATGCTGCTATTTGTTGCAGTGTAGCATTTTCATATTTACCAGATGGAATCGAAACCATCCATACTGGCACTATTGAGCCGTTTATATAGAGCATGCGTTTATATGGCTTGCTTGCTCGCATTACAGCAGCGGATTTATTAGCGAAATCGCGCGCCTGTTCGAATGATTTGAACTTCATTGTGTACACTGCACTTTTCTTTGGTCTATTCAAAATGTAAGTTGCCATATGCTTGTTTCCTTTCTGTAAAGTTTGCGAACAATGCAATGCTAGACAAGATAGCAAAAAGCAATATTGCGATACATCAAACAATTGCTAAAGATTAATCTTAATTTGTCTAGTTTGTCAATAGTTTTAGTTATGAATAACTTTAGTTATGACTGGCGCCAGCATAAAAAGTTCCAAAAATTTTTTAAAAATGTATTGCTTTTCTTTCTAGCTTTTTATATACTGGTTTTGTATCTTCAGCAATGCGTAAAAGCTTGAAATCCTGGAAGACTAATCCATCCCTGCCTGCTATTTTCAATTGGCATGCTAATTGCTACGGCAAGAAACATTCCAGCAAATAGCGCCATTCTTCCCGGCTTACCTTTCTTGCAAAATTAGCTTGCATTCCTGATTCATTCCGCTACAATTCGAAACATGCTGCATGTCGGCAGTGCGGTTCTATTGTCTAATGACTTCTCTGTGGACAACTGGCTTGCAGAATATGTATTGTGGATAACTTGCCTTACTTATCCACAGAATATGCCTAAAATTTGTGCAAGTGTAGCGGAAACACAACGTTTCTGTGGCTTTTTGCGCCCATATTCCGGCAAAAACCGGGAAAACTGCAGGAAACAAGCGGAAATTGCCTAATTTTTGAGCAGTTGCCGCCAAGAAACTCGATTTCTTGCAATTTTGACAACATTCCAGCCCGTTTCCGCACTGCAACATGCGCGGAAAGAGGGAGGCGATTGCTAAGAAGGAGTAAAATTTTTCGGGTCGAATTTGCCAACACGATTTTGAAAACTAAAATTGACTTTTTCAAAGTTCCGTGGCTACGCTAGGGGCGCTACAAGGCATTTAAATCACTTACCCCCCATACCACCTTAGCCAGAACAATTTAAGCGCCTTGTAGAGTGCTATATACGTGTTAGACAAGGGTTATAGGTTTTTTCGGAAATAAGATTAACGAGCGTATAGGGAAGTCTATCTCTTCATCAAACGTCATCTTAAAACCATTAACTACAACAGCACCATTCTGTAACCAACGTTTCAATTCTCCGTTGCTTGCTAACCCAATCTTAGCTCCTTCTCTAGTTTGGAATTGGCACACTTCATGTAGTTGTCTAAGGAACTGTAGACCAGTCATGTTCTCTCCTTGGCATAGCGTCTGTTAAAATCCAGTTTGGTTGATCGTCAATCCAAACACTAGGATAATAACCTAGCTCAGTGACGAAATCAAACTTAGCTTTACGATCAGTGAAGATAATTCTACTCACCTTGTCACCTAAGTCTCTCACAACTTCCTTACCTTCACATTCTGCCCTCATTGTAACGCAGATTACAATATGTCCTCTACATTGTGCAGCATGAATAAAGTAACTCCACAACTCAGGATCACGAGTGTACGTATCATCGTAATCAATCGCTATTAACATCAATCACTCCCCTATATAGTTGATCATTGTATACCCACTCAGCTAAACGCTTTGCATAACGCTCTAGCCTAGTTATTTCACTCTCAGCTTGTTCCATTGTAGTACAATCGCACAACACAATGAAATCACTACTATCTGGTCTGGAATACCCAACATAATATCCATGAGAGTGAGCAATATAGCTGTATGTTGGCATAAGAATTCCTTTCTTATTATACAGAAAAGCACACAGCTTATAAAATAGCTGTGTGCTAACCTTTGCTGAAGAAAATTTCAAAACCCTAAAATTCTGACAAGCTGACTTTGAAATTTTTCTGACTTTTTGCAATTGAAGGTTTTTAGACTTCCGCTAATTTGTCAGCACGTTCTTGTGCTGCTTTATCAGAATACCCATTAGCATACCGCTTACCAAGTTTTTCAATATTTGCTACAAGGGTTTGCTCACGAGTGATGCCTAGATTCTGACGAATCTTTTCCATGTAGAATTCAAGATCACCTAATTCTTCAATAACATTTTCAAGGTCAATCGGCTTGTTATATACGACATACTTCTTAATTGCATCAAGCAATTCACCAGCTTCACCAGATACGCCAGTTCCCATATGCCACAAATCAACACTTTGAGGCGTAAGAGAAGCAATAATATCTGCTCCTGGCTTTACCAATGCTGCCACCATTGCTGAGAATTCAATACCGTTATGTTCTATCATTTATCACTCCTTAATCTCTTTCCACACAGGGTTTCCACTAGCTAAACAAGCATCAGCACCATCTGTACAACATGATTTAACATCCCGATTGAAAGCACATTCTTTACAACCAGACAAGTCATCTGTTCTTGATACAAGCTGGTATGTTTTGTTATTCAGTTCAATTACTCTCATTGTTCTCCTTAAATTGTTTAATCTCCTGCTCAAGTTCCTTTATCCGCTTCTTGAGCAATTCATTTTGTTTCTTCAAATCGTTCCTGCTCTGCTTGAACTTATCACGCTCTGTACGAGCTTTCTTCAGTTTTGTAGGCATATGTTAAATCTAGGCTTAAAGCCCTCTAAAACCGTTTAAATTGAGTGGTTGGTAGGTTGGTATCAACCACCCTTAGAAAACGTCTTGTAGAGGCTATACGCAAGCCAGAACAGCCTTAATGCGTTACACTAGCTATCTGTGTCTCACCGTCTAACGACTTTATATATGAACCATTTGACACTGCTGATTTTGTTTCCAATATATCAATGTAGTTGTATTGCTCTGCTAATCGCTTGGCTTGTTGCTTGATTTCTTCTTTCAGTTTGATATTCTCTTCGTTTATGTTTCTGCCTTGTTCCCAAAGGGCTACAATAATTTCGTCAGCCAAATCTGGTGAATCTGTTTTCAAATTTTTCTTGCTTTGCTGGTAAAGTTGGTAAGCTTTCTTCCTCACATTTGAATCCAAGAGCGCACTCCCTTGTTGTTAATTGAGTTGTCATTATGTATTAACAATTTATTCTCGTCAACATAAATTTACAAATTATTCGGAACTTTCCACACAGACTACAGTCGTGTAGCATAATTGTAACATAACAGTAATTCGGCAACCTATATAAAGAACCTTGTAAGGGAAATTCTCATTCTTGAGAAATTTCTTGACAGCAATGGAAATATTCTGATAGAATGTTCGTTATAATGGTTTTAGAGAGTATTGTAGAACACCTACTAGTTTACCCTTTAAGTAGAAACTAATACAAACAAATAACAAACTTAAAACCTTTAGTATTCTTCTAGTATTCTTCTAGTATTCTTCTAGTATTCTTCTAGTATTCTTCTAGTATTCTTCTAGTATTCTTCTAGTATTCTTCTAGTATTCTTCTAGTATTCTTCTAGTATTCTTCTAGTATTCTTCTAGTAT